TTTATCAGTAAACTGATGTACGTAGCAACCAAATATGGAACCACTGTTCATCAGATAGATCGTTGGTATCCTTCTTCAAAGACTTGTGAATGTGGGTTTGTTAATAAAAACTTGTCGTTGATAGACCGCACATGGTGTTGTCCAAAATGCGGTGTTCTCAACGACCGTGATTTTCTAGCTTCTAAAAATATACTTCGGAAGGGCATTTCCGAGTTGGAGAGTATGAGTAATTCCAACGATAGCGATATCGGGGTATCATACGTTTGTATCCAAGAATCCCATACAGTTTAACGATGGGAGTATGTCAAAAAACTAGCTTTATATTCAAAATCCTTCTTATCGCTCCATTCAGCACATTCTTCCTCCTTGTTCTCAAATCTATCTACGATATCTTCATAGGTCATACCCACTGTAATTATTAGTTTCAGTGGGTATATTACAAAATCAAATTCTTTTGTCAGCATATTCTTTGTTTTTGACAAATATAACTATTTATTATTTAAAAGTTGTATCATCATTACCTTCTTCTTTGTCTCTATTAGCACCTATAAAGAACATCATTGATTGTCTATTGGTTTGAAGCCACCAATCAGATGCTCGTTTAATGTCCTCTGGTGTTTTAATATTATACCACTGCTTTAAGAACGTTTGTTTAGCCAACAGTCTCCACAGTTTTGTTTCTCCTTCATATGCTCCAGAAGTTACTTTATTAAGAGAATAGTTATCTAAGTTGGTGAAATCCTTAACTTTTCTTGCTACAACAAAAGGATCGGTAACTATATCCACTATATTCTGTTCCATTAATATAGGCATCTGAGAAGCTATTTCGTTTATTGTTCTCATTCCTACATAGGTAGCAAACTGAGATAGCCAAGAATCTTCTTTATCATCATCATCTCTCCATCCAAATAATGCTGCTGATACTCCTTGCATTATTAAGAAAGTAGCTAAATAAACGGCTGATCTTTTTAAATTAACCTTCTCTTCTTCGGACAAATTATTTTTCTCGGCTTTCCAAGCATCTAAGAATCCAGAAACACCTTTTTCGCTTAATATGCTGAAGGATTTGCCAAGCATGTTCTTTAACGTAACACAAAGACCTTCTTCGAATTGTCCTGTCTGAAAATTATATCCTTTACTCTTCCACATACGTTGAGCAGCCAACACCAACCATCCGCGGTGGGCAGTGGTAAACCGCCACATCCAGTTCCTTGTAGCTGCTATTCTGTTTTCTTCATTAAGAGAACCATTACATATCTGCATAAGAGACTTTATTTGGTTGCGGGCTGTAGCCAATCTATCCAATATCTGTTGCTCTGAAGCCGCCCCTCCTTTTCTAGTTATTACCTTACCATCTACTACGTCTATGTAGTTCCATAAGCTTTCTTCTCTTAATGTATTCCAAGTACTACGGATTCTACCAGATTCCCTGTTTTTCTCCATCATGTTCTTGAACTCATTGAAAGTATAGAACCTTCCATTATAGTATCTAGTGTTATCTAATGAAGCTATCATTATCTGAGGGTCTAAAGGTGAATTAAAGACCTCCATAAACTTATATAACGGGTCTCTGGTTAACGTTCTCATTACCCTATTATATCCAGCTCCATGAAGACGGTTACGCATGTTAAAAACGCCCAAACGCTCTCCTAATATATATAACTTACTTTTACGGTCTATATCCCCTATTTCATTGATATAAGAAGGAGCAAGACGAGCCAGTTCTTTATAAGCGTATCCTATAGAATCTTTACTGATGTATTGACCAACAGCAGATTCTATAAAGAAGTTGACCTGCCCTGTAAGAGCACCGGTGGCTGCAACGAATGGGGACAGCGCGAGGTTCATTGTGGACATAAAGCGTTCAACTCCCATCATTATTTTAGTAACGTCTATCTCATATCCACCTATACTCCAGGTTATTTTCTTTGTATTTGATCTTATACCAAAGAAATAATCGTTCATAAAGTCGTTGAACATAGCATAAGCCTGGGTAGCTTCTGGTTTCTTGCCTTTATTGAATTGCATGTTAAGAAGAGTTTGCTGAAGTCCCATAGCTGTTTCTATAGTGTTCTGCTTTTCTTCATATAACTTAGCCTGTGTTATCAACATAGAATAAGAAAACGCTAGGTCATGAGAAATATCATTTTGGTTCTCCAATTCATTTAGGTAATACTTAGGAATAATCTTAGGACGATCCATAGGGTCTATACTTTCATCGTTATTTGTTCTACCATACAATGAATCATCCACGCGGTCCATAACAAGATCACGTATAAAGTTGCTAGTCACTCCCTTTAAATCAGTACCTAATTTAGACAAACGTTCTATGGATTGAGCGGATATTTGAGGAATGGAATAAAGATTTCTATTACGTTCTCCATAACTTTCTACAGAGCTTTGCATAATCTGTTTAAGATTCTGTATCATGTTATAAGATTCTAAATTCCTTGTTGCCGTCTCAGTTCCATCAGCGTTTCTGATAATACCAAATTCGTTTATAAAGTCTTTGTCTTCATAAATTTCTCTTTTGGGCAAAAATCTACCATATCCATGATTAGGACGATAATTGGGATTCTTACCATTATCTTCATTCTCGTTTTCTTCAACCCATTGTCTGTTGGCATCAAATTTGAAATAAGATAAATCAAATCCATAATCCTGGCTTACTGTTCCATTCTGAAGGTCTTCTGCCAATACAGCAACATCTATAGAATTATTTTTTATTCTGTTCATAAACTCAGAATAACCCACGGGAGCCAAACGTTTAAAATAAGAAAGAACCATAGAGCGGGCGAATTTGCCAGTTAGGGCATTTCTTTCCTCTTTGGTCATAAAAGCAGTTTTTACATTAACAGCGCTCTTAAACTTAGCTTTAGACAAAGTAGGGTCTATACCTAGATAATCTGCTAAAAATCTGGTTTCAGCAGAAGTAAAGGTATAGAGGTTGTCGCCCATTCCTTCTATTTTGTGACGAAAGTTCTTAATCCTCTCGGCTTTCTTAGAAGTAGTGTGTTTTAAAGCAAACTCCCATTCTTCTAATCCAGAGTCTTTTAATTCATTTAAATAAGTTTCATTTACTTCGTTTTCTGCTTTTGTGCTCATACGAAGATAATTCTCTGGTTTTAAATCAGCTTGTTTAGCTAGATCTATTAACTGAGAGTAAGCTTCTTCTATTTTTTCAGAACAGATCTTAACTGATTCCAACTCGGATGAAGTAAAAGAAGCATAAGCTATTTCCCCAGGATTAGATGAATCTCTATTGAAGCTTATTATATCTTTTATCATAGCCTTATTTTCACGTATTACCTCCAATATATTGGTGACATCTTTTCTCGCTGTAAGACTATAAGAAGATTCTATAATAGCTTCTCCTAATTCTTCATATCTAGCTACATTATTGGATGCTGTAGTGCCTACTTGATCGTCACCCATGCTGTTCCAGAATTTATCACTGAAAGAAACATGGCCACTCTGGGTGAAGAGCGTGAAAGCATCCAACGCCCCGCCCTCCGACTGAACCTGCCGCAGCGTACTCATGAAAGCTGGTGATATGCGGTTAGATGTTACTCTGGAACCTAATTCTCTTTTCCAGGCTTCATCTATAGCTTTTATGTCTTCCGCCATTTTAAGAGCAGCGCCAGTCTTTCTAGTCCGGATACTGCTAGTTCCTGTATATACCCATTCAGAAGCAGCTTCTTTCTTTTGTTTGACTAAACGCATATAATCCTGATAATTGCTACTTTTAGCAAAAGCAAGATCATCGAATTTACCATTAACATCATAGAAAGGCTGTTTAAGCATATATTTCTGACGAGATAAGTTATTCAAAAACTCTTTTGTTTCCTGTGATATAGGAGATTCTAAATTCCTATCTACCTCGGCATATAATCTATTTAATTGGCTTCTGAAACTTTCTTTAAACGGCTGTTCTGTATTTGCATCCAGCCATTCATTCATTATAGCCTGATACCTTTGCTCTTGTTCAACAGACATAATATCTAAATTAACACGGTCCATGCTTGGTCGAACTTGGATAGTTTTCTTGACCATCTTACCATTTTCTTCGGTCTCTACTTTAATGGCATATGATTTATCTTTATCAACAATATCTTCTATTTCAGTATCAGTTAAATTACTTAATTCAGGTAATACCTGAGCAAAGGCTTTCATTTGTTGAATCTTGTAATTTTTCTCAAATTGAGCCATATTCAAAGAACTTTTTAAGAACCTTGAAGTTTTGCCATCCACTACCTGAAGAAGTTTATTGAATTTCTCTACATTCCAGCCATTCTTTTTTACGTCTTCCAGGAATTTATTAATAATATCCTGTGATTTGACCATAGCGTTGTAATTGTTTTGGGCTATTAATCCACCAAGAGCATTATTAACGACATTACTAGAGTGTTCCAATATACCGAACCAGCGAGAGATAACACTAATATCTTTTTGGATATGATCGAACATATCATATATTCTGGACCTTTTATCCTCTGGGATATTAAACATATCCATAATAGAAGTAACAAATGTATGTCTATCTATATCCATTACAGAATCCACATCGGACTTAACACCATTAATGTCAGCAACTACCTTATCTATACGATTTATATACGATTGTTTAAGATCACCACTGAAATCACTGCGGTTCTTAACAAATCCTCGTATTTTTTCAAGCATAGGAAGAGTTTGGCTATCTACAATCTGAACATTCTGTCTGTCGCTGAATGACAAATGCAATTTACCGTCCTCACCAGAAGTAAGAGCTTCTTTTGTTATTTGCTTAATATAATTAGTTTGTGCTTCCGCTGTGTTGATCATACTGTTTAAAGACATGATCATTTCATTGTCGTCAATGAGCTGCTCTGTTTCGGCTATTTTTTTCTCTATAGATCTAAGTTGATTTAAACTCATGTCAGCCGACACAGAAGAAACATACGAACCATTTCCATCCCTACCTCTGCGACTATAATCTATTTGTCTAAGGTCTTTTAATGTCCTTTTTAATTCATCTATTCTATTTTGCAAAAAAGAATTTTGTTCTTTAGCAGTAAGAGAATATAAGGTAAATGTATTGTCTTTTAAAAGACTTGTATCAAATGCTGTTGGATTGCTAGCTAGAGCCGAGTTCTTTATATCCTCTATAACGTCATTTAGCTTACTTTTCTGATTAGTTATCATTCCTCTGATGGAATTAATCATATCAGAAACCAATGCTCTTACGCGGCTTAAAAATCCTATTTCCTCGCTTGTTTCAAATGATGATCTAAATCTATTGGATATTATTTTACCAAGTATCTCTCTATGAACAGCATCATCCAGTTCTTTACCTTCTAATGTTTTTCCATATACATCATAATATTGTCCTGCGTAGGTATTCCATTCCTGGGTTCCTTCCACATCGTTAAGAACGTCCCGCACCGCGTCCTGGTCTGTGTATGCCTCAACGAGGAAGTGAGCGGTTTCTTCTAATATATCATTGAGCGTAGCGTTTTCTGATACTGCTATAATGTTATTAGCAATATCAGCTAACGCTCTGGCTGATGGCTCATGCCCGTATTTTGTTTTGTATTTGTCCATGTAATCGGTCATACCAACTACACGCACACCAAGAGAAGACAATATATCAATTATTGCCGTTCTTTGTCTAAGATCCTCCTGTTTAGCATTGGAGATAAGGCTACGGACATTATCGCTGTAAATGCTATTATCGCCAAGAATAAGCGACAATACAAGAGCATCAAAATGCTGGTAGTTTTTGTCAAGTTCATTGTATTTACTGGCTTTAAGATCGTTTATTATATTTTCTTTACTTACTTTTCCCTTCTTGCCCTTATCATCTATAACCTCTACGTTTTTTGTGTCTATATTAGCAATAGAAATAAGACCTCTATCGTTTATCGTTACATTTCTTGAGCCAAATATGTTGGATATTTGGAAATAAGAAGAAGCAGAATTAAACATCTGGCGCTGTCCTGTATATCCTTCACCTATATAATAATATTGGTTGGTATCAGCATCATATATTTTTGATCCAGATAAATATCCTTTTTTGATAAGATAATTTATCATCCCATGTCTGGTGGCTATATTTGTATTAGTAGCTAATGACATAAGAGGGATGAAAGCTTTTTCGTCATTAAGATAGTACTTTCCAAAAGAGAAAGCCGCAGCCGCTGTAGCTAGCTTAGGGTCCGTCACTTCCTGGATAGTACCGGCTACAAACCCGGCTCGGATCTCTGTACCACCCTTGGAAGCCCTTAGAGCACTTCCGTAATCTTCGTACATGGAATTATCATCTGTAACGAAAAATAACTTAGGTTCTCCTGATTCGTATGTTAAACCTATATTACTACTTTCTTCTGAAGTAAGAGATTCTGGACTATGTACAGCAAGCCCATCTCTAATGGCAACCAAATTACTTCCGTCTAATTCCGTTATGTTAATGACAGGTGAAAAATCATTTGAAATAACATCCTTACGATAATCATCCTCTGTACTCCCATCTGGTATATTGGATTTGTCTAAAGTTATATCCGAAGGAGACAAGGCATCTACTAAGAAAACATTGTTTTCTTCTAAAGAGGTGGAATAATAAGATAGTCCATCTATTTGCCTATTTTCCCCGACATTTACCCTACTAACTATAATAGGATTGTCCATCTTTGATGCTTTTTCAAGAACAGCATCACGATATTGTTCGGGTACAAGCTGAATATTTTTTTTGACTTGATTAAAGGCTTTTCTGTTAATGGGTGTATTTACAGTCCAATCACCAAATAACTTTTTAAATTTAGATGAATAAACGGTTTTGAATATAGACAAAGCGCGTTCCCTATTCTCCATAAGGGGAATAGAAGCTATTTTATCAAACAAAGTGGATTTACCACCTGATAATGTTTTTACTTTACGGACACGCTTTTTGTCATCTCTTTCGATTATACATGTTGTTGCCATTTCTGTATATATTTGTTTGTGACAAAGATAATACAAAAATGGCAACAATCATATATTAATTAAGGTAGGTATATTTAACAAGGTTTGTCTATTTCTTTGCCAGACTGAGATAAGTCTGTTTTATCTATCAACGAATTTCTTCTCTGCATTTCTTCATTACTTAATGAACTCATCAAATTAGATATATTTCTTCCTTTTTGGCTAAGACTAAGTAAAAATGAACTTGAATTAACTTTAACTCCTTCATTAGGGGAGAATCTAAAGGCTTCTCCTGTATGGATATTATACATATCGTACAAGCCTGTGTTCATATAGAATTTATATACCCAAGAACCTCCAGCCCGTTTATATCCTAACTTAGTCAAATCATTAAATGATATACCCTTCTTAATACCATTTCTTTTAATGATATTAGATGGTATTTCAGTAGATGTTCCCAGCAAATTAGTATAAGCATCTTCACCAGCAAACAAAAATTGAGTTACTGTTACTCTAGGAACGTTCTCTACCGATAGTTCGTCTGTTATACCAACTTGTTCTTCTCTGATTACTCCTTCATATCCAGGTAATCCTCCATCTGTTGTAGCTGTGCCAACCTCTCTGGGTTGTCCTTCGCCTGCTGGCGTGCTTTCTGTAACGCCACTCTCGATAGGTTGTCCTTGACTACCTTCTTCAATAACTTCTGTTGTTCCTCTTTCATTTCTTATTTTCTCCCACTTTTCAATAAATTGTTCATTAAATACATTTTGTTCTCCTTCTGGCAATGATTCAGAATATTCTTCTATTACCTGATCGACTACAGAGACTATTTCTTCGTTAGTTAAATTACCTGATTCATTAAAAGCTTCTTTTATTTCTTCAAATGAACTAGCATTAGGTATATTTAATATTGCTTCTGTTGTTTTATCAACAACGGTTTCAATATCGTTCTTTAATTCCAATAATGTCGTAACTTCGTTATTGATAGCCGCCTCTATCTTTTTTACATCCTCTTCGGAATTATACTCAGACAGAACATCCATGCCATTAATTCTACGACTGTAATTGAGAGCATTGCCTGGTTTATATTCTATGGCATTCAAGAACGTTTTAAGTTCCATCATTATTTGCTCATCCGTTCTAGTAGACATATAATCTTTTACAATATCTTCACCTGACGATCTCAGCCAATCAATATATCTACTTATAGGCATTCCCTTAGAAGACGATACACGTTTTATAATATCGGTATTTAAAGGCAATCCTAAGAACCGTCTTATATCTTCGCCCGTTCTCTTATCCTTAGTTCTTACTCTAAGGAATTTAAGATCACCTGATGCTATTTTCCTGCCCAAAAAGTCAAAGAATCCTTTATATTCTTTAGGAAGTTCTTCTATTCTTGCACTAAATTTCTTAGAAGTAGTTCTTTTAGACCCCTCTACAGTTCCAGCAGAAACAGGGCTGGGTTGGCTCGATGGCTGTACCGCTTTCGATGGAGCTACCGCCTCTTCTATTGCAGGAAATGGTAATTCCTCCTCTTCGGATTCTTCTATATTTTCTTCACTTATCTCATCTTCTGTAACTACAGAAGAGCTTGATACGCCTGGCAATGATAATCTTATTTTAGGAGCGATAAACATATCGTTCTCTAAATTGATATTGATATTAACATCATTCATTGCTATATCAGATACACTTCGGCTACCATCCATAACCCAACTATCTACATTGGGCTTATTAGATTCTCTTTCTATGGCTTCTCCAGCTTTTCTTAAAGCGTTTTGTATTTCATCCATAGTGCCAGTAAGAGGTATCTGATATTCAGCAGGAGATAAGCCTAAACTGGTTATATAAGCATTTATTCCCTGTATGTCTGATAGTGAGTAAGGAATTAAATCCATTCCATCTGGTCCAGTCAATTCATTTATTGTATTCAAGTAAGGATTAGTTCCTTCTTCTACATTTGATTTTAATCCTACAGGATACACATAATTGATTCCATTAGGACCTTTTATAACAACAACAGGCACTTTTATATCCTTGTATTTATTATCGGCTTCACGCACTATATTAGTTCCAAACGGGAACATACTGTACTTACCTTTCTCTTTCAAAGATATTTTGCCATTAAGGATATAACCTACGTTTACTATCTTCTTAGCACCCTCTTCTGTTACGTCATTACCAACTATATCAACACTACCATCTTCATTAACGTTTAATGAATAATTGGGTTTTCCAGGCAACGATTGAGCCACTTTAACCGAACCTAAAGGTATAATAGATGCGTTGTTGTTTTGAGTAAAAGCATCAAAAGCTTTAGACCTCAAAGAAGATAATCCTGGGGTTCCGTCTCCAAAATCAGCTCTGATAACAGAAATGAACTTGCCGTCTTTCATGACTTTAATAACCATGTTATTAGCAAGGTCAGACTTAGCTTTATCTAAAGCCTCTTTATCATTTTCATTTACAGCTTCTAAATACGTATTTATCAACGATTGGTTATATGTGTCATTTACGTCTATAACCAATTCCACTTCATCACCTACTTTTGTTTCAGACAAAGCTTTTTCATCTATTTTATCCGTTTCATTTACTCCAAAACCTATTCCTGTTTTAAAAGGAACTACAGTGCCATCAGCATTCTTTTTAAGAATAGCGAAATAACCATTGGCTCCTGATACGTCCTTTATAATAAAATCAGAGTTCTGGTTTATATTATAAACAGACTCACTGCTCATAACAAATCTATTATGAACCGGAGTTTCAAAAATAGTAGCAGTAGACTCTACGCCTTCTGTATTAAATATAACCTCATATTTTTTAAGTTCATTAGGCAAAGTACTTTCTTCTACTCTTTCTGCGTTAGATAACATTTCTTCTATGAATCTATCTGGTCTTAGTCCTGATACTTCATATGATTCTTCTCCTGATTTACCTATAATCCTACGAGCCAGAAGAACAGACGGGTTCTGGGCGCTGTCGATATTGGCCTCCTTGGTCCCCGCATCGTCCGTCTCATTGGAAAGGTCCGCCAGTTGATCGTCTGTGGAACCAAAATCAGGAATAGTAGTTACTGCTTGTTTCGCCCCTCTTTCTAATATCCTATTCTGTTCTACAAAAGGAATTAAATCAATTATGTTACCTGCCTGACCAAGATCGGTTATATCATACATGGCTTGTAATAATTCCATTTCGTCTATATCCTGACCTTCATCCCTGGCATTACTTAATCTATTGTATTTATCAATAGCTTCATCAAATTCTTTTTGTCCATCAGCATCAAGTTTTTCCTTAGCTAAGTCTATTATAGCCTTATTCTTATTGAGCGTAGAAGTAGGATTAAGAAGAGATTCTACTTTGTTTCTCAAATTTACCAAAGCTGCGGCAGGACTATCCCCCATATTGGATACCCTGTCATCAAAATAGCCTTTATTGAGACCATATATTTCTGCTTCTCTAGGAGTCAATAAATGCTGGTTTTGAGTATATAGCTTAGAAATTATGCCTTCTTCCACATAAGGATCTATAACGCCAGTAGTAATAGTATTCTGATATGCTTCATCACTAACACTCTCTTCTACAACCCTCTGATCTTCTTTAGCATCCTCTTCCTCTGATTTTCTTCTAACAGAATCAAAAGAGTGCATTAGAGCCTTAAATGAGAAAGCCTCATCTTCTGATATACGTTTTTCAGCCAAAGCTTCATCAATAGCTTTATCACTTTGGTATAAGCTATTCAAAGCATTGGTCTGAATAATATCTGGGGCTTCTACTTCTTTATATTCTTTAGCGAATACATCAGACAATAACTTCATAAACCCTCTTTCTTCTTGACGCATAAAACGTTTATCAAGCATTTTAGAAAGAAGATCATTCATGTTGCGATAGTCTATTAATCTATCTTTATATTCTTCTATTAAGTTCTTTAAAGCTATATTCTTAGCATTAAATCCTTCTCCTACGAAATTATCAAAAGTCTTTAATTGATCTGTGGCTTCTACTATACTTTCAGCAGACACAGGTATCAAATCAATAACCGATCGTTGTACACCTTCTGTAGCATCTAAAAAGCTATTTACATCAAACTCTTTATTAGTCATAGAAGATAATCTATCAAGAAGATCGTCATATTCTTCTCTTTTCTTTTCTAATTCCGCTGTTTTATTTTTAATTTCTTCAGCGGCAGTATCCACACCATTTTCGTCTACACGGTTAGGACGAGTGGCAACATCTTCTAATTGTTTCTCTATTTCGCTTATATCATTCTTTAAATTAAAGAGTTCTTTAGCCTGGTTACGAGCATCTGCACTAAGTTTAGAATATATTTTAAGAGCAGATGATATATCTGTATCTGTAGAAGCTAAATTACTTATTTTTTCAGCCAGATGATTTAAATAATCACTTCCTTGTAATCCCATGAAAGCATTGCGGGCAACATAGCTCTTAAATTCAGGTTTGTTTTCATCACCTATAAGATTATCCGCGAACTTAATGCTTTTCTTGAAATTATTTAAACTTCTGTCATATTCTTCAATAAGATCATTTACATAAGTTTCCGCTTCTTCAACAGAAATATTTTGTTCTTGTGCTATTTCCTCTAACGGTATAGATTTCATCATAGTTCGGAAATTTTCAGATGAATCATCTAATATTCCCATTTCATTATCTATGTTCATTTTAGCGAAAGTAGCTTCATCAAATTGCTTTGATGTCATAGATTGCGCGTCCTGGCTTATTTGAGGACCTAAACTAATAGATTGTTTGAGAAGATTAACAGCCGCTCCATTGAGATTAGAAACCTTGCTGTTATAATCCTTTACTTGGTCTTCTAATTGGATACGTCTATTTCGATATTCCATAGTGCCAAAAGCGCCCTCTCTAGCACCAAACAGGGTTCCTATAATGGCTCCTATTCCTATCTCATTCCAGCCCTCTTTGGTAGTATATTGCTTTTTAAAACCATCCCATATAGCATTAAATATACCTATATTACGTTCTGCCACAGTAGAATCATAACGGGATTTAATATACTCTTCTGCCGCATTCTGAACAACACCTTGTGTACCTTCTTCCCATATACCTTCAGAGAAAGGACGTTTAGTTATATTAAAAACAGTACCAGCAACTTTTTGAGCAGTATTAGCTTCAGTTACTTTCAAAGCCATTTCTCCTGGAGCCTTAACTTCAGTTCCTAAACCAAACAACTTTTTGTTAAGCCATTTCTCTCCTTTACCAATAGTTTTTCCACCTACCCCGAAATATTTACCAAAAAGCAACCAGTTGGATAAACCAACTATACCCATATTAGCAGCAAATACTCCTCCGGCAACAGTGTTATTTGTTTCTCTAAAAGCGCTTAATTCTTCAAAATTAGGATCTCGCCCATACATACGATTATAGTAATCCTTGAACTCCTGTTCAGATTCTTTCATGTAAGAACGAGCCTCAAATCCAGCTTCAAATCCCGCACTGGTTGATAAGAAACTTATGTTTTGAGCTATATTCCCAGCAGTTCTACCAGCCTGTACTCCCCTCAGATAATTATTAAATACACCTTTTAAAGAACCTATTCCTTTTCTGGCTGCATCTCTAGCAGCCATTTTAGCGCCAGCTCTTAAACCCACCTTGGCTCCAGTGGAAGCTAAAGATGTAGCTCCTAACCCACCGGTAGCTGCTGCTGTCACCATAGCCCCTAGCGTAAAAGACATGCCACTACCAACAACATCATTCCATATAAAGTTACCAGTGTCTTTAGTTATTTTTTGACCAAGATTATAATCTTCTGATTCTTTTTTATAGTAATGAGGAAACGTCCTATCTATTGATTTATCTAAATCATCCGCGAATTGATCGAATTTAGTATTTAAAGCCGCTTTAAGACTACCTTCTCTAGCAACAGCCATCAACTTATCTGGGATCATAACAATGCCTGATACGCCATATAAAGCCGTTTTAGTAGCTAATTTACCAACACCATTCCATACTTTATTCCAAGTACCTTGTCTTCTGGCATAATAATCTTCGTTGTTTATACTAGGATGGTATTTAGGATATTTTGCAACCCATTCCCCTTGTCTATTCATCTCATGGCTCTCTGCCAAAGGAACTCTTTCTCCATATGGATTCAGAGCTGGTTGTGGTCTTTTAGCCAGTATTTCTGAGAATGGATCAGGATTAGCCATCTCAGCGGAAAAAGAGCCACGAGAAAGTCTCCTAATATTATTTACTATATTAGGCATTTCCGTTTTGGATAATCTTTCCCTTGCCTCATAATCAGGGAGAGGAATATCTCTTGTAGTTGACATGCCTGGAACATAAGAAGGTGTTACAGGTGCGGTATTAATAGGTCCAACAGATGAACTATAGTTATAGTCTTTAGCCATCTGTCTTTCGTCTTTTAACGATAAGTTGTTATTGTTGTTGGTTGCCATAAGTCTTGCTATAAAAATCTAATAATTTGCTCAATAAATCTCCGTCTATCTGTATATTATTATTACCATTAGGATCATAATAAAGTTCTACGGCAGACGCTCTATCTGTTAATGCTTTTCTAACAACATCTGCGTAAAATGTTTGAGGAGCAAATTCAAATAATCTATTCTCAAAATCAGCAAAATTAGAATTAGTAATTAAATCGTATGTTGCTATTTCTACAGGATTAGCAGAATTAATTGTGTTCTTATCATACAATTTTACATAAATTCCTTTCTGATATTCATTTTGATAACCTTCTAATTGAATAGCTGCATTATCCGCCATGTCTATCAAACGAGAACCAACCTCATGCATAGCTCTCTGATCTTCTGGTTTAAGGAAAGAAGCATATTCTTGAATATCGCCCAAAATACGTTTTTTAGCATCATATTTAGAAGCTCCTCCTTGAATACCATAACCAAATACTAGGCGCTTATCATAATCTCTACCAGCAGCAGTAGAAGTATCCACAAAAGAACAATCGGATATATCTGATTTGTAGTTTTCTGTAGGATAATTCCTTGGTTCTACTGTCGGGTCAAATCCATTTGCTATAAGTTCCGCATCTGATATTTGCACCCTAAAATCTTCTCCTTTGCCAGTTAATTCTATGTATCTGTTTATTCCTCCTCCTACAATAGGTTCTGAAACAATAGATATTTTATCTACCTTGCTTAAATCAGTAACACCAGTCTTAGCAGTATACATAGAAGCAAGTTTATCATATTTTTGTCTTACATCCGAATTTGTAGGAGCATCCTTAGAATAAGTATATGATAAAAATGAATCATTATAATGATTATTAACCAATATGTTTGATATATTTTGTGGATCAGATGTATAAATAATCTCATCTTTTAATCCATCTGCTACATCTTTAGTCAAACCTCCTCTTTGTTTGGCGTATCTAATTAATTTAACAGCTTTAGGCTCCTTGGTATCATATGGAGTAAGTTCCATTTTACCATTTTCCGATACTGTTATATAATCACCTATATTAAAGTCTTCTCCAAGAATTTCTTTAACTGCATTTAAAGAGGCTGTCACAGAAGTACCTTGACCATCTTTACCTGATATTAAATCACCTATGTCAAATAATAATTCACCAGTTGAACCTAAAGCCATGAAAGGAGACAAGAATGGATTAGCCATTAGCAGTCCAGTAGCGACACTCTTCCATGTAAATGGTTCTCTTTCTTTAGTGCTAGAACCATACATCATTTCTGTAATGATATTATAAGCAGCTATATCCTTATCAGTCATATTTTTAGCTTTAATACCAAAATCAGTATGATTACCTTTTTCTTCATAAGTAGATAGTTTCTGCCTTGTTTTATTAATAGCAGAAACACTACCTAATGTATTTTTCTTCATATCAGAAACATCTTTTATAGCTGATGTTCCCCTATTTATTTGAGCATTAGCATTCTCTACGGCAGAATAAGCTTCTCTAATAGCCTGTGAATTTGGTTGGTTAAGATAATCATTTCTATATCCTTTGTTGTTTTTTAGATAAGTAAATGCTGCTTCCTGGGCATCCATACCTTGATATAACTCAGGATTCTTTTTCTGATCTTCTGCTACAGCATTCATTATATTTTTTTTGTCTTCTTCGGATATAGCACTCCAGAATCTACTTAAAGATTCTGCTTTAGCTTGTCTTCCAGCGTTTATCTCTTCATAAGGTCTGTTGGTTAACTTAACTGTAGCTTCCCCTGATGTTCCAGTGTTGACAACAGCAGGGGACCAACCCTCGGAGCCTCCAGCTCCTCCAGCACCGCCAGCTCCTTTACTAGCTCCAGTGGAGGTTATAGGAGTTTTTTTCAATCTCTCTGTTTCTATAGGAGTTTTTTGTGTTTCCGCTTTTATTCTATCTATATCAGCTAATGTCTTAGCTTGTTCGTTTATAAAACTTCTTTGCTCACGATCTTCTTTTAACCTAGCAAAGTAAACATCATCCTTACTTCTGGTTACAGATGTGTTGTCATAAGACCATGCATCAGCTAATCCATTTAATAGATTCTGTTCTACAATAAAACCAGCAGCGTTTCTTACGTCACCGCTTTGCAGAATAGTTTGTATCTGTGATCCAACAGCCGCTTTTTCATTCTTAATGTTTTCTATGTTATTAAGAATCTTATTCTTGGTATATTTATCATCACCTACAGCAGCCAATTGAGCCGTTAAAGCACTTATTTGCCTATCATATCTTTGTGTGTAATTAGTAAGATAAGAATTTACGATAGATGGATTAGCAAACATAGGATTAGTAGCAGCCATATAATTTGCTTCTATTCTCATTTGCTCTTGCATGGCAGGAGTCATCATAGAATAAACTAAGTTCTTCACTTGGGAATCACTTAATTCATCTATATTATAATCTAACATAGCTCCTGTTGGATTACCCTTAGAATCTGTTTCTGGAATCTGTATTTTCTTACCCTTATTCTCTTTACGGAATTTAAGCATATTGTCATTAAGAGTCTTATGATAATCCACATAAGGAGTGTAATGAAGAGGAGCCAATCTTGAACCCGCATCTCCATCCTGGAGCCAAGCATAATAATTCTTCATGGTATCCCATTCATTTATAGGAGAATACAATTCTGGATGATTTTGTTTCAAATCATTTATCTCTTTCTGCATTCTCCTGCCTTCTCTAGTACCGGCGATAGCATTTAATACAGTATTATCTAACACTGTACTAATTTCTCCCTGGATGTGTCTTACAACACCATCAGAAGATAAATCCGCACCCTTGAAGGTCTCATTTATCCTACCTAACACATTATACATCTTATCTTCCATATAAGCGCGAGCTTCAGGCTTATCTATCTCCTGACCCATCAGATAATCTATCTGTTGGTTCATTTTAGCCCTATTAGCGTCCACTTTACCTTGTTTATACAAAGTAACCTCTTTGATAAGATCTATATTATATGGACTAATATATGGTGTATATTGTCTTAATATGCTGTATTGCGAAGTAGCCATTGTTTATTTTCCTTTCTTTCTTTTATTCCTTTCTTCCCCTTCTTCCTCCATTTTCATAAGTCTAGGAGTAGAATAATCTCCTATATTAAATATATCTTCATTGCCCTGAACATAAACAATATGACCATTAGGTAGCATCCTCATATTAGGAGCAATAGAAGCAATAGTATTTAATGATGTCCGGACATTCCATTTTTGTTGCACCTCATTATTAATACTATCGTAATATCTAGCCAGATTCTCGTCAGCTATAGCCATAGCCTTAAGAGCGCCAGCTTCATATCTTTGTCTTTCAGCTATATTCTTATCTTCTGTCTGAGCATAAGCTATTTCGTTGAAACGATTGGCTTCATTTATTTGTTGGGCATTATATAAACTAACTTCATTGATATATTTAGCTATATTATCACCAGCTATTGCATTGAGATTAGATAATATAGCCCCTCTTTGAGAATCAGGCACATCTCCCAACGCTTGCATTTGAGCAGTAGTGGCTCTATTCAACTCATTTATATATTGGTCTGCTGATCTCAATACAGGGTCAACTCTAGGAGCTTGATGTCTTTCCAATCCTTCCAATACAAGTCCAGAATCCATAGGTCTAAGAACCTCCGGGAATATAGCACCCCAATTAAAACCATTTCTACTTATATCAGAAACCGTAGCTTTTCTCTCTTGGGGATTACGCTGTATTCTTGTGGGAGCAGGATATTCTATTGGACTCAATTCTGGATCAGAAATATCTCCCAAATCCTCCAACATAGGTACTTGCTCTAATGTTTGTTGAGGAGCTTGATTATATTCACCAAGAACAAAATCCATGTCATTAAACAAACCAGAATCTTTCATTTCCTGGAATTTGTCATAATCTGATCCTAATATCTTTTTAGCCTGATCTCCCTTATCTCCAAATAGATCGACATAATTCTGTATGCCTTGTTCGTTCAATAATCTACGTTGCTCTGGGGTAACTGTATCCAAAGAATAAAATGATCTACTTGCCGTAGTATTACCGAATTTATCATCTACAGCAAAAGAACTATAAGCGGCATTATTGCCTTGATCGTAAGCATTATTTGCTTGCCCCCAAAAACCATATTGATCACGATAATCTTTAGCTGCCTGAGCGTTGCTAATAGCGCCAGCATTGGCTAATGCCCATATACCATTTAATTGTCTATTGTAGCCAATCTGAAAACCTTCTGTATCAAATTCATTATTAGCTTCTAATGGTCTAGCCCATCTGTTTACATCAAGAAGATTTTGTCTAGCTGTAACAGTAGCATTACCATATCCAGCATTCCCTCTATGCTGAAGACCTTGGTTAGCATTAATATTAGTATTAGGATTAAGAACTTTATCAACGTCCCTAGGGTCCACAATGGAAAAAGCTAGCTGCCGACCAAACGCCTGCTGAATTAACTCGGCGCGCCTACGCGCGAGATCCTCATCTTCTTCTGTCGGACCACCTACAGCCATTATCCTACGCTGTTCAATATACTTATCATAAAGTAAGTCTTTGGCTTCTTGTTCGCTTAATCCAACAGACTTAGCCATCTTTCTTACTTGGCGTATATCTATCGGACCTCCTTCGCGGAAGAACTCATCCATTTTCTCACCTCGTTTGCTCTTTTCCTGAGCATCATAAACTACATCTGCAAAATCCCTAAATTGTTGTTCTAATATATCTATTTCTTCTTGATTGTTAGAAACATACTTGGATAAAATAGATTTATTCAAATTAGATGTGTTTTTATCCTTAACGTCCTGATTTTTTTTAAGCTTATTGAATACTTTTTCCTGGTCTTCATATTTTTGTTTTAGCCCTATCTTCTTCTTGTATTTATCAAGAAGGGCAGCATAAGTATCCTTGGGAGTAGCTTTTATACCATAATTGTCACGAACATAAGTAGCGAACTCTTCAGTAATAGTACGGTAATCAGAAACAATATCTCCGCTGGGTATATTAACAGGAGTGCCACCTTTCTCATGACGCTCACCTTTAGCCTCCATAGGACCTTCTATGCCATCTATTAATGCATATTCTCCTTTTTCTATCTCTACATTAGCATTTTCTTCCATAGATTTAGGAAGAGGATAAATATATTCTCCTGTAAGGCTACTAGTGTCAAAATATTGTCCGTTACCTAAATTAGTACCACCTTCTTTAGCATACCGTATAAAAGATCTTCTTCTCTCATTAGCCAACTTTTGTCTATATGAAAGCTCATCTTTTCTACGGGCATTCTCAGCAGACTGCATTCCTTTTATTTCTCTGGCTAATCCCATTCCAGCAGAAACAGCGGAAGCAAGACCGCCAACGACATTGAATCCCTGGGACACATCCAAACCTAGAGTGCTTTCTCCGGCTTCTTTGGCTTCTTTACGTTGTTGATATATATCACCAGCCTGATATATAGAACCCACCGCATTTTGTATACGACCAGGTATATCAGGCATACCATCCATCCAGTATGGAGATGACATAGGATCTAAGGGATTTCCATCTTGCGATCTTTTAGTATTTTCCTCTTTTTGTGGAGGTGTATAAGATATAGTTTGTAAATCGTAATTAACCGAAGGTTGAAGGGTTGGAGCATTAGGTGTACTCAACGCTTGTGCTGGCTGATTAATATAAGGAGATATAATAGTCTCTCCGTTTTCATCTACCCCATTCTCTCCAAAGTATATATTATTACCCGTTAAATCCCGACCATACAAAAATCCTTCAGGCTGGGAGTTAGTCATAGCAGTTTGATTTACCTGCTGAATATCGCCACCGGGCAAAAACTTTGGACGCTTTCTTATTAACTTTAATGCCATAGATATATCTTTTTCACAAAGATATTGAAAACAACTGAATCATGAAACAAATAGGTGATAGCTTTTAACTGTCACCTATTTATAATATTTTTGAGCATGTTGTTATGTATCTTCTTCTTATAATCCTAATTTAATTGTATAACATGGATACTTATTTGATTCCATTTCTACAAAAGATTTTATTCCGTAATTATATAATAAATTGCAATAATAGTATGAAGATACAATACTGAAACCTATAAGATATGTATTTCCTTGTAAGGTTAATTCATACAAAGCTACACCTTGAAAATATGTATATTTAGATATTTTCAGATATAAATATGGGGTATCTTGAGGATCTACTGTTACCTCATAGTTACCTACATCTATTGTATCATTAGTTAATACATCAACTAATTTCAAATTTTCAGATTTAATATAATCAGATGCATACCCAGATGCATTAAGTCCAGTAGATTCATCTTTCAATAAAAGAAATATAACAGGACCCTCATCCGTTCTATTCCATTTTATAATAGGTATAGTAGTATTGCTGTACTTTTTTGTTTGTATCATATATCTTCTTCTCATTATATAATCACTTAACTATGCTATTAGTAATATCTTCTAATATATTAAAATCTGTTATCAAAGGCTCTCCATCTGTTCCTTTACCTACTTCTATTCCTTCTATTAGAAATACTTTACATTTATTGGATTTAACTCTGTCGTACAAAGAACATAAGGAACCTATTATAGTCTCAGTTAGAGGAGTAGGTAGAATAACATGCCAGCCTTCAGAATTATACACCGCATCGTAAACCGACAACCCTTCCTCAGTACCTACTCTTCTTCCTCTTTTATATATTCCGCTTCTTCCACTGCGAGGAGGTTTGCCGAACCTAATATAAACCATAGCAATTTATTATATTGTCAAATAATTAATACTTTTGCAATAATGATAATACAACAAAGATAGATATAATTTAAAAATAATGACATATGAATATTGATTTTGTAGAGAGAGAGAGAGAGAGAGAGAGAGAGAGAGAGAGAGAGAGAGTAAATATCTTCTAGCTAAGAAAGGAGGCTTATCATGAGAAGAAGATTCATGAAAAAAAGTAAGCCTAAGACTTATACATTGACTATACAAACAAAACCTAATTCAACCATTAATATTAATGGACAAACAAAAACATCTAATTCTAGCGGCATTGCTTATTTCGATTTAGAAAAAGGTGATTATGAATATAGCATAGTAAATTCAAGTTATATGCTTAGAAACAATATTGTATCTGTCCAAAATGATACAACAGTGACAGAGACAAATCTTAATCCTATAACTTGGTATTACGCTAGTATTTACATATATAACTCTGATGGTACTTATGGCTCCAATCCCGGCAGTAATCCTATAGGAATTTATGTTGATTGTAGCGAAAGTAGTTTCATTCTTTCATTAAAATGCTTTGGAAGGGGATATGGTGATGCTAATGATAGATCAGTAACAGCTCTTCAAGATACAGCCATAGGAAATGTTTTGAGTGATTTTAATGGCAAATCCAATTTCAGAACGATGGTTAACAATTCCTCATATCCAAATAATACATCTTATGTATTAGGCACAATCAATTCATTTTCGGATGGCAATATAGGCGCTGGCCAATGGTATTTACCGTCTGGAGGACAAATAGGCATTGTTAAACAATATTATGGTGAAATAATATCAGCATGCAATAGATGTAATTTTTATCCTAATATAGGTCATATTATTTACACATCAACCAGATGTTCTAGGGCTTCTTATAATCCATATGAAACCACAAGCGAAAGTGTATTTGCACCCGATATATACAATAGCAACCCAATTAATGAAAGAATTGTTCGATTTACTCAATGGAGTAATATATACTATTGGGCGGCAGCAGATAAACCTTAAAAAAATACCCTCTCAAAATACATTGAGAGGGTATCAACTAATAGCTAAAACAAAAACAATGAAAAAACCTAGCTTGAATGGATGAATCCATTCCTATACAAGAACCTACCAGAATTAAATCTCTCTATGTCTTTAGAATCCAATTTGCATCCATCTTTGCGCCTAGCCCTATAATACAACCCAGGTCTATTTATTCTGCACGTAATGATATAATCAACAGTATTGTGCATAAAATGGAATATAGATCCTACTGGAAAATATTTGTCTATCTGAAACTCTATACTACTTTTCTTCCAATCAAATTTAATATCTCCTATAACAGATGCTTGATAGAACTGTTGACTATTCAATGACATATCTACTGGCGGTATAGGATAATAACCTCTTTTCATCTTGGTATTATTTATTGATTACGGAAGTAAATATAAGCATAATATATATATTAACAAAATATATTAGCCTTGCCCTAATGAACAATGTTCATCAAGATCCACCTTGTATTGTCTACCAGTAAAATTTTAGGTATATAATTACCTTCTTTTATTATCTTCTTCCAACCATTTCTCACACTCTTCTTTGAGAGCTTTTATAAACGATCTGCTCGAATGCCCTTCGAATTGGAGCACAAGCTGATGCGCGGCTTCTTTTCTTATTCTAGTTATGTCCTCATAATATTGCTGATTATCATCTAATACAACATCTTCCAATTGATGATCTACATCTCTTTTGAACATATGAATCAACATGATTTCATTAGGGTTTATTCTGATGAAATTTCTACTATAATTCTTATATTGCTTTTCAATATCCACAAACATGCTTTTCGATTCTTCTTTCATGTCTTTACTGTTATTTTTATATTTATCATCCAACATCTTGCTACCACATACTATTGTCACCGCCAACAAAAAACAAGCAAATAATAATGAAAATGGATTACTGTTTTTATAAAAGTCTACTAAAAGTACAATAAAACCTATGGCAGTAATTAAAATTAAAATAATTGCAGTTATATCCGTCATAATCACATTCTATCATATTCTTCAAAATTACTTACCCTAACATGCGTTGGTGATCCCATCCTTCCAGGGACAACAAGCTGACTGTCCTTCGGCGGGGCAGGCTGCTTCCTTAGTTCCGCCCACTCGCCCTTCTCTCTGGCTTCCTTCGCTTCTTTCCAATATTGGGTACATAGATCCTGATCTTGCCACCCGATATAATCTTCTTTCCTTAACATATCATTTATCTTTAAATTCTTTGATAACTTCTTCTTTACAAAGCGTAGGCTCTCCATAATTTATAAAATTGGTAGCATACGACAATTTATCGAAAAAAGCTTTATTTTTCAGATTGGTATGTATTTATTTTGTATTACACAATCTCCATTTACATGGTATAAAACCTAATATTCTATTTGTTTCTACAGCAAAATATACACCACCATCCTCGTACTCCAATTTTACAATGCGCTTAGCCATAATTCAATCAACATTTATATAATTAAATATTTCAACTTTTTTCATCAATTTCATATTGTTGTTTCAATGTCATCCCTAAATCACTAATATTTATAATATTATGACACTTTTCGCATTGATACTCTAATCTATCCCAAGGGTAAAACGATTTTACAATTTTAAGATCAGTTCTACAACAGGGGCAACTAATGGAACCAAAAATATGAACTCTTTTACCCATAATATCATCCATAAGTATATTTTCAAAAAAATCCATACTATCCATATCAATGTCAATTGTTTTTAAATCATTATTCATACTCTACAATCACTTCTCTTTTAAAAACATCAACTCTTTTTGTTTCTATAAAATTAATAGCTTCCTCTTTACTAGAAAATTTATAATTATTATATCCCCATGAACCAGAATAATAACACATACGCCACTTACAAGGTATGAAACCTAATATTCTATTTATTTCTACGACATAATATTCTCTACCACAAGAATCAGTTTCTTTTACAACCCTTTTAGCCATAATTCAAAATTATTCATTTAATGCTATATCATGAGTTAATTTCATAATCATACGACATAATTCACCTACTAAATCTAAGCGTCCTTCATCACTTAAATCATTATATATAAACACAGCTTTAGAAGCTAAGTCCCTACACTCTAATTTATAACCATAATTATAAATCCTAGATACCCCTTTTATAGGCAAAGTAACTCTTTGAATAACACCATACATAGACGAAAAATCACCTTCTAATGTAACTGTGTCTTCAGCTAAACCCACTACCTTAAAAGGCTCTCTGTAGTCATATAAATCTTTATGATATACATATTCTCCTATTTTTAAATCCATTTTATTCATACAACCACCATTAATATCTATTATATCATGCACATCTATTCTTTTGCCGCACATAGGACATACAATGTTTATATCTTCAATATCCTTTTTATTTATATCTAATTCGATATTATAACCACATCTGAAACAACCTATTCTACCACTTAAACTAATCAATAACTTTTCTAAATCAAAGTTATTAATCTCATTTTTAATATTATCCATATACTTATTAAAATAAAGTCCAAAAGGAAATGATGCATCTCACCTCATCAAATCCAATTGGACCATAAAATAATTTCTTACTGAATCGCTTAAAGTGAGATGCTGCGATTCCTCCGAACAAAGTTTTCTACTGGCAACAAAGATAGGTTATTAATATATTTATAATACTTAAAATGATTTAAAATAAAACAAAACCCGCCACTGGTATTCTATTGCCAGCCGACGGGTTTCCAACGTTGTACTTTATTATAGAGATACTCCAGGATAGCTATTGCTCCTGGAGTATTGTTTGGAGGATCTGGATCATCTCAGATCATATCTTGCCAATTGATTTTGTCGCCTATGAAGTCCTGCACGGCAAGCCAACGGATAAATGCTACTCCATCGGGAGCATCCAAGTCATCTAAATACATTAACGTAGCCTTCACCAACTCGTTCTCACATTTAAAGACTTTTGGAAACCCATCGCTGTAGTACATTGCAAATGTGTATAACACATCGCCCCAAGTGGCTTTATCTGGCTTCTTTGCTCCGCACTTCTCAAAGATATCTTTCACTTCTGCCATGTTCCATATTCTTTTAGAACCGTCTACGTTAACCATTTTGGTCACAGCGTAGTTTGCTAATTCTTTCGAGAAATGGTAGCCATAAGTCTCTATATACTTTTCGTAAGCTGGATCATCTGCGTCTTTTGTTCAACGATAACGTTTACGTCCTCTTCTCATTTGAGGCCCATCCCCATAATAGCGATCATCACCATAATAATCGCGAGGATAAGAAGCAAAACCAACCGGACGGTACATTCTATCTTCCCGTTCATGTTCGCGTTCTCTTTCTTCCAGTTCTCGCTCTCTTTCTTCCAGTTCTTCTTCACGTTCTTCTAATTCACGCATTCTATGTTTCATACCATGATGATCGTAAATACCACCATCATATCCACCGTAAACTGTACCGTCATAACCCATAAAGGTTCCGTCCGCTCTACGTCCGCGACCTCTACCGCGTCCTCTGCGATCTTCTATTTCGTCATGGTCTCCAAATACTCTACCATCTAAATCTATTATTCTCATATCAAATTACTTTAATCGTTCTACAATTAGCTTCTTTAATTCTTCAAGTGTACCATTAAGACCATTAACCTTTTCTTCTATACCAGCAATCTTGCGATCTTGATCCCTGGTCTGTTTAAAAGCAGGATTTATGTCTTCTAGTATTTTGTTACAAGCCTCAACTTTTTGTTGATTCAATGGAACGCTTTCTATTATTTCAGTACTGTTCTGCTTAATAGCATTAAGTTCATTCATAATAGGATCTATAGAAGCACATAAGGTTATACCCATAGCCTTAGCTACATTTTGATTTTCTGGTACAGTATAAGTCTTTGTTTCACCTTCTACTTCTACAGTTAAATCAATTACCCTGCTTTGCATAGTCTGATAATTATTCCCCTGTAATGGCAGAAATCTAGGTTCTGAAACAGCCACTACTTTTCCTATAGCATATTTAGGCACACTGTTTGTATCTAGGGTATGTACCTGAAACCCTTTCTTTAAATCCACGAACATATGATTATAATCTTATTTGTCACTTAAATTTTATTACTGAGTGAGGTAACTACCAAAAGAGGTAACTACCAAAAGAGGTAATTACCTCACTCAATTTAGGCTTACGCCGTAGTAGGAACACAGCAGTCCATTAATCTGATAATACCTCTTACTTTATTAAAGTATACAAGGCGTTCAGTATTATTGACCATAGCCGCTCCAGTTACAGCCACATTTATAGGGTTAACCACAGCTACTCCTGTGACGGGACAGCAAGTATCATCACCTACTGTAGACACAGTGCTGTTAGCTGGTACAGCTATCTGTACGGGAAGAGTCCCTCCAGCCGTAGGAACTGTCTGCCTTATCTTCAAAAGCAACAATCCTTCGCACGGAAGAGCGTTCCAAGCCCTAGGGTTGATACCAAAAATTGTATTTGTTGTAGTAACAACCACATTTTTAGTAACCAACTCATACAACGATCCTATTTTAGAAACACAAGCCATATTTTTTAATTTTTATTGTGTTATTACTCTAAAAATACTACATTTGCAACCGGGATAGGCAGAGGTCGCGTCTTTGCTGATAAGGGTTTCTCTAAGTTTTCCCTTCCCATTCTCTTTAAAACTTAGTCCTCATTTTAAAAATTAGAGAAAAATGACAAACGAAGAATTTATCAAGAATGTCTCCTTTGAAGGAGAGGAATGGAAAGACGTAGTCGGATTCGAAGGACTTTATATGGTATCCTCTTTTGGAAGAGTTATATCTATTTATAGAATAATAGATTCTGGAACTGGAGGGTGTAAAGATTTATCCCCCTCAGTTAAAGCGTTACGCATAACAAATAGCGGATACTTTCAAGTAAATCTATGGAAAAACAATAAAGGGTTAAATCATTATGTCCATAAATTAGTAGCAGAATCTTTTATACCGAACCCAAATAATTATTTATACGTAGATCATATAGACACCAATAGGATAAATAATAACGTAAACAACCTAAAATGGTGCACAAATTCCATGAACGTTCTAAATCCTATTACAAGAAAAAGAAGACACGAATCTGTTAAAAAAGATCCAAAAAATCATAGATGGATCATAAGACCTGTTGTAAGAATAAATATATCAGATAAAACAGATATAAAATATTACGAATCTGTAGTTAGTACATCTAAAGACGGTTATAACCCTACCTCAATATCCGCCGTATGTAGGGGAAATAGAGGTAGTTATAAAGGGTATAGATGGTACTACCAAGAAGACTACGAAACACTTATCAGTACGTCAAAGAACGATGTCTGCCAATCATCAGAATAAATCAGACTGCGGCATTATTGTTGCAACAGCCGTTGTTACATCCACATCCGTTGTTGCAACATCCATTATTGCAGCCACAACACCCATTGAATCCAAATCCGTTAAATCCATTATATCCAAAAGGATAACCGCCATAACCATTACCAGCAAACGGGTTGCACACATTATAGCTAGGAACCGGACACGGACGAATCTGGTTAACAATATTCTGAGTCTGTTGCTGAGACAAAGCAGAAGCCTGATAAGCTGATCTTTCATCGCGCAATGCATCAATAGTATGCTGCATTTCACGCATTTCAAGTTGACAGAACTTATCATTTATGATCTGGGTTTGAGCATCAATCTTTGAAGAAAGCACATTAAACTGACTTGTAGCTTGTTCGCGGTTATTAGACAAACCTTGATTAATAGTATTTTGAAGCGTATTAGTCTGATTCAATGTTTCTAAACGATTCTCGTAACCCTGATTGTTGATCATCTGCTGAGTCTGGCAAGTGCTCTGGTTGATCAAAGAACTCAAATTGCAGCAGCAAGAGCTAATTTGATTACCTATTTCACAACCTTGCTGTTGAATTGCGTTGATAACAGCCTGAGAAGTCATACCTACTTGACCAGCAACTTTATCTATAGCGCCTTGTACATTACAGATAGCGTTCTGAAGTTGAGTAGTTGAACAATTCAAAGCAGCAGAAATTTGATCTATTGCACTACGGTTTCCTTGTATTGCTTGCATAAGCAATTCACGGCCATAATCGTTATTCAACTGTGCAGGAAGACCATTAGCACAACATTCACCGTTATTACCGAATCCATTACCAAATCCGCGTCCGCCCCACAACCAGAACAAAACGATGATCCACAACCACCAGCCGTTTGCACCGCCAAAACCATCTTGGTTGTTTCTACCGTTCATCAAAGCAGCCACCAAATTGGGGTCCATTTTAGTACCACCCATCAGGTTAGCAAACATTCCAGGAATCATTGATAACAAGCCATTGGCAGCGCTACCACCAGTGCCACCAGCTCCATCTAAAAGGACAATCTTATCGCCACTCATAATTTAAAAATTTTATTATTAAACTTACAAGCCTCCATAGGTGTAGGAGGACATTACAAATGTCAATAATATTGGGTACTTAGATGGTCTATTTATTTCCGATAAAGAAGAAGTATTTGCATTAAAAACAGAAACAAAAAAACCTGTGCGCATCACTGCGGACAGGTCAAAAAATTAATTATATGTATAAATACTTATTCGTACAAATATACACATATATTTTAATAAAAAAAATACCAGTCGCGTAATCACTACGAAACTGGCACGTATAACTTAATTTTTAATACCATGAAAAACACTTTTTCCAATGGCAAAAATACAACATGTTTACCGATTTAGCAAGAATCCGCTGATTCTTCTTCGGTATGATTTAGGATAAATGATATTGTTCGGATACTTAATTTCGTTCTTATCTTTAATTGTTCATAAACATACGATTTTGATACAACAGTTTTTAGATCACCCAAACTGTCTGAAATTTCTTTATGCATAGCATGAATCATATTATTCCTTGCTATAGTACTAGCTCTTCTCTTAGCCATGATATGAACTTGTATTTAAAGTACAATGCAAATATAGATATGTTTTTGATATTAACAACACAAAAACAAATATTTTATATTGTGCTAAAACACAATAATATATAAAATAAGTTAGTCTATGGAATTGCCATATGTTTGATAAATGACAAAAATAGCCAACACTTTCACAAGCATTGGCTACCGACGCATTCTTAACTTAAAACCTTATCTTTGATGCTTAAACTAACATTCCAATCGTTTTAAACTAGCCGACTCTTTTTCATTTAATACAAATAACATGTTGATATTGGGAGAATCCTCTGTACCGGCATTCTCCACAATAGATTCTTTTTGCCGTTGGGTTGATTCTGTTTTAATCTCCGCCTCAGACCCCACTAGGTTTTGATATACAGAACCATTTGTTCCTTCGCTTACCTTACTATATATATCATTCCCTATTCTTATGAAATCATCATATACGCCAGTAGCTTCTATACTGTATTCATCTATTTCCATTATCGGACCACGATATTCGTCCAATAACTTTGGATGATTCGCGTATATGCTGTGCTTAACATCTTCCCCCAGATACACTTCATTCATGTCACGAAGATAAAACAAATTTCTTAAAGTTGGGTCAGAAGATGTCATTGAATAAGAAAATAATTCATTTTTTATATCTCCTTTAGAAAGTAAACCTATTTTCTTTACCGTATAATCATCTGACAGATTAAGACCTATGGAATAATCTGATTTGAAATCAATGTATTTCAAAATATCATTATAGGTATCCGAGTTCTCTAATTTACCTTTCAGGTATTTCCTATATAGATTTATGGGAATAGCTGAATTAACAACATCACCCTCCCTAGACATATATCTGTTATATTCTCTTTGCATATCCACAGAAGGTTCTTCTACTTTCAATGGCTGACCAAATATCATTCTGTTTAAAACCATTTCTTCAGAATTGTTGCTATCTGTATTGCTTAACACAAACTGTCTTATAGAATCCTTTATATCCCTATTATTAGTAGAATTTTTCACTTTATCTACATCCAGCTTACCATCTTTAAAGAAAGAAGAAGGATACGCTATAGAAGGAATAATACTAGGAGCTAACTTTACTGTGCTAACTAAATCATTGTATAACCCATCTATACTTTGAGGTTTGTTTATTCTTTGATATAAGTTATTACCTACTTTAAGTAAAGAATAATTGTTATACATATCAACAGGGGATACTCTGCCTTCCATATACAAAACAGACTGCCCCTTCAGATGTGCGGGCAGCGTAGTAACCATCTGCCGGGCACTGGACCTACCGAACATCGCGTTCATAGAATCGGATAAATTCTGCATGCCAGTATAATCATATCTATGCATTCCAGTAAGATAAATATCCAGATCGGTTAATAGATTTTCAAATTCAGATTGAGGCTTTCTTCCATAAATATCGGATAAGCCTATTATATCTATACCAAACTCAGTAGCATCAGCCTCTATCTTTTTCAGCATCTTGATAACCTTATCAGAATCACGCCATTCTTTTTCAGATAATCTAAGAACAGAAGATATATTTTTACGAGCTTGTTTTATTTTAGACACATTAGGATAAGAATAAGTAGCCAATTTAGATAAAGATTCATTTTCTATAGATATAATACCATTGCTTATATTAACAACTGGTATTCTATCCATAACAGAATATTCTTCAAATACCTTGTTCTTGAAATCTCCATCATTATTGAACCTATCCACCAATTCTGCTTTATCCAAAGAATTGAATAAAGCAGAGAAAGTAGCTAAGTCTTTTATACCTCCTACTTTCTGCCGAATATCATTATCTATTTCATAAGGATTATATATCTCTTGTTTACCAAACTGATTAAATACATTCGCCTTAAATACTATAGGTCCATCATAGCCTATAGATGTCATATAATAATCATTTTCCTGACCTATGTTATCATTATTAGCATAATCCAATAATAACCTCATAGAAGAAGTAACACTGTTCTGTATAGGCAAACTAGATAATATTCTATTTATTTCAGTCTCATTGTACAATTTTGATTTACGTAAATTGTGTTCATTTATCACAATATTACCATCAATCATAAATGAATTTCTTATCTTATTAGCCAATGATCTAGCATCTGATACACCAGTAGATAGCATAAAGTTGTTTACATCAACTATATCTTTTGCAGCCAAAGGTTCTAATACATAAGTTTGCTTTTTCATGAAAGCTATAACATCTTCCAACATAGGCTCTCCATTTACATCAAGATTGTATTGACTTTCTATGCTGGGATTGTTCCAGGTTCCATAATAAGACAAAAACTCCGGGGTGTAAGCCGTAGCCCATACCCTAACAGCCTCCTGACTGTTACCAACCAATGCTAAAGCCTTACTATACAATACAGATTGCTCTCCATTAGGAGCAACTATTTTATCTATATTTCCTTCTTTGTTTTTATATACTTGACAAGCTATTCCCATACCTTTATCTATTATCTGGTTTATCCTCACTAATTATCCACTGGAATATAATCTTACGATTACTGATAATCTTCTTTATTCTCATAAGCAACCAAGAACCTCTTATGCGATCTAACCAATTTTGTCGGAAATTAAGAGCTTCTTTATTAACTTCTTTAATTATATCATTATCATCTTTATCCCAAACAGGAATATCTGAACGATCATCATCCACTCTATTAAAGAAGTCATTTAGCTTATGTCTTCTATACACCTCTGTATCCAATATTTCAGTATAACCATCCCTAGTAATAGGATACATGGCTTTCTGCATCATATTGTTCTTTTCTTCTGGAACCAAACGCATTTCTCCTGAATTGTTTGTGTCATTATAAACAGTAATGCTATCCAATCCCACTTTACGATCTAATGTGTATGTTACATCATCAATATATTTTCTTGCATCCAATTCGTATTCTATAGAAGATAATATAGAACCATTGAATTTCTCTTTTACTGGAACTTCCAAAATAAAAGGATATGTTGTTCCATAGAATGTTTGGAATGACTTATTTGTCATCAAATGAGACCATAATCCCATTTCTATTGAATCCTTGGAATAATTCAATCCAGTTTGGAAGAAAGATTGCTGTTCCAAATAATAATCCGGACAGAAAGAATAATACGATATCCATTCCTGTTTAATACAAGAGTATGCTAACGTGAAAGAAACATCCTTGAAGTAATTCTCATTCTTCAAAGAAACTTCTTTATTATCATAAAAGAATCTTCCCCCATCATATTTATAATAAGCTGGGTTATTAACAGGTATATAATCTTTCTTGGTTATAAATACTCGTTTATAACGATTATCCCATCCAAGAGAGAGACCTAATCCTATGAACTTATTATCTACATCTTCATATGTCATTTTCTCTTTGGTATTTACATTTATAATACCATATTTAAGAATCTTGAATGGAAGATGTTTTTTCAACCAATGCCTTATACCTACACTAAGTTCTTTCAAATTACGACCATTAGGATCAGTCATAAATACCTGTGCTCTCTTTACATCTACCCAGAAATGTCCGAACTCTGAACTTACTATTTCAGTTGATTGAGTTCCAGCGTAACCGAGGTCGGTCGTGTTATATTCCAACGGGCGGCTGGCGAACAACCCACCTGTCCCGATCTCTGTGGAATTAGGAGATACTCGCTCTTTCATTACATCAATAGCATTATGAAGAGAAACTTGATCTTCAAATCTAGCAAGAATCTGATTAGATTCTATTCTCTTCATATGAATCAACGAGCCATTCTTAGTAGGAAATTCGTGATAATCCATTGGTTTGTATGTTAGCCAAGGATCGGTCTGACTATTCTCAGAAATATCCGATCTACTCCATATAACACCATTAGGACGCTGGTATGCACAATCCCAGAATTTTCTTTCGTATGTGGCAGGAAGAATCATAGGAGTTAATGTGTTTCTAGCGGAATAAATAGGACTTATCTTGAAATCATTATCTCTTTCTATAGAAACATTTTTCTCTTGCGTCCACCACATGTAATCGGAAAATGCCGGATAAAACCATTCATGAGGCTCTACACCTTGTAAACGGAAATTACAATTTATATCTGATTCAACATAGAAATAAGGAATGCCATAATACCATAGATAAAATCTACCTTTTATGTATTTCTCTTCTATGTCCATAGCATTCAGATTATATAAACTATATCTATTAGGATAGAAATAACTACTTCCTAAAAATCTTGACTGTCTATTATGTGCTGTTTCATAATCAGTATATTCAAGCATATCCTGACCAGTGTCATAATTAACAAAATATTTAGGGAATCCTATATTGCGATAATCATCGTAAGGAAATGGTATCATATCCCCTATATGAAAAGCATTGTTGATAAATTCAGGCAACTTCCTCTTTATGGCGAACTTAGATATAAATGTATCTCCTCCGAAAATACGTTTATATCCTCCCGTCATGTTGCATTTACCTCCTATAGATATCCATTTAATATCTTCTATATCCCCATACTGATTAGGCTTATATACTTTTGCTCTTATGTATGGAGATGCTATATAAGATTTTAATTTAGTAAATTCCAGTGTTTTTAAAGCCGCAGATTCAGATAATGTAAATCCAGGATCATCGACTCTACTTGAATCATATGATTTAATAATAGTAGGATAAACAGTTTTAAAACTAGTGTCTCCCAATGACATAAACATATTTTTCTCACGATAAATATTATTTATGTATAACATATTATCACTAGACGCATCAGATATAGGATAAAGACCAGATTTTATTATCTTACAAGTAGATAATCCTCTTATAGAATTAGCCAAATATTCTGATTCACTCTGCAATGTATACATAGAAGTATAATCCCCAACAGAAGAATAGTACCAGGCAAAATTATATCTTGGCCCGTTGTTTATAAAAGTATTTAACCAATCATATCTATACTTACCATAATATGCTGCTCTTTTACCTAATATACTAGGAATTGTAGCAGCAAACCAAACAGCACCCACCGAAGACCCTATAACTCCTCCACCAGCTATAAGTTGAGCAGCCTGAGATACATCATACATTAATTGCGCTATAGATTCCACAGATGCCAACGTACTAGCCATCTTATAAGCCTTGTTACTAAGTATAGTCCATTTTGGATGCTCATCTACGACATTGTAAATACCAGTAGATAATCCTCTCATGTAACCATCTATAGTTATTTCTGTAGGCATCTCCATTTTATTAAAATAAAGATCAGGAGATAAAAATGAATACCACACATTCCCATCCTTATTGAAAGGATGTTTTATATACTCAACACGCTGACCAGTAGTATAATGAAATTGATCATCTCCTAAATCATTATATGGATAATTAGCATAAAGATTTTCCTGGTTATTACCAACATCAGTATATTTATACATATCATATCCTAACCCACATCCTACAACGCTTTTGTTAAGTCTTCTATCACCTCTATATAACTCATATCCTATAATAGTATCACGTTGATCCTGTGTGATTAACCCTGAGTCAACAGCATAATCTAAGAATACATTTATAATATCCTCGTTGATTAAAACACCTACAGGGTATATCTCTGACCCTTCTTCAGTTAATCTTATATCACTATTCATCAACTGAGAATGAAAATTATCTGGGAATCTATAATGTCTTATAGGCTGCTGACAAAATGTTGTACTTGTCTCTATAGTACCATAAGTGTGACCTTTATAATAATCCAAATTTCCATCCTTTAAAGGGCTTCCATACCATTCTGTCATTTTTTGCTTTATAGTGGCAGCAGCTTCAGCTTCTTTGCCAGAATAAGATCTATTTGGATTTATCCTTACCCTACTACTATCATACAATTCAAAGTTGGCTGGATATTTATGAGAAGATTCATAATATCCAAATTCCCCATATCTATATTTTCTAGGAGCACAATTTATCGGCTTATCTCCACAAGAAACACAATCTGCTGCAAACACGACCGTAGCCTTCAACAACAACTGGTCCCCCTTAACGACAACTTTGTCAATCTCTTTATCTCTTAAAGCTATAACATAAGGAACAAGCGTCTTACCAAGAAGCATAGACGCGCCTAATATAGCTGTTGATATTTTACCATCAACATGACCTATACCTTCTTTATATGTACAATATTTATCTTCTCTGAATGAAAAATAATATGTAGGAACAACAACCGGATTATCTACAGCTATAAAGAAATATGATATATTGTTTGATGTAAAGAAATTATCATCTATAACACTAATGGCATGAGCATCCGTTCCTACAATAACAGAATTACCACCTCTTTTTTCTTCCTGCCCTTCGAAATCTATAACATTGTAATTCAATGGAGTACCACTGGTATCTTTCCAATATGATATCCTTACCTTATTGGTAGAAGCAGCATCAGCCGTACCATACAATGATTTACCGAATGATTCTAAACATATAGCTTTTTCTCCATTATAATCAGAGTCAATCCATTCGCTAGGTCTATCTATTCTTATCCATATAGCATTTTTACTAACTTTAGGATAAAACTTGTAAGCCAATCTATCAGCAGCTATCCCTATATTACTTCTAAGACCATCATCATCAGAATCCAAAAGTCTATTAATAGCCTCTCCAGCATCATCACTTACATAAGAAACCTCAGACCATGCCCAATCTGTAGATATTCCAGTATCAAGTCCACTAAAAAAATAATCATCTATATCAACAGCAACTGCCTCTATATGTTCAAGAGTATCTCCTAAATTACCATGACCCCAATAACAATCTTTTCTGGCTGTATTCGTATTAGAACTTGTTTTTGCGCACCATCTGTTTTCTGGGAAAGCAAACGATGTTATGGCTGTAACAGACGATTGAAATGGAACAAAAGCTTCATTGATAATCTTAGGATTTGTGATAGGCTTATACATATCCCCACCACTTGTATTTGGATATGATTCTATTATAGATAAAGATTCTGCTAAAACACTAATCAATGCATCTGCACTTCTTTTATCTATTAAATCACCACATAATCCTCCAACAAAATTGTTATCTAAATCCTGCTGAGCCCATTGTTGTTCTATGAAAGTCTCTATATTTTTCTTAGTGTCATTGTTTATGAAAAGCAAATATCTTTTGTTCCCTGTATCCGAAGACATCATAGGAATATCATCAGAAGATATAGGCTGCATTTCATCTAAAGGTCTATATTTAATATCAGTTACAGGATTCTTAATTAAATCATATGGAGCTTCTAAAATAGAATCTTGTCTAGTTATGTTACCACATCCATCAGGAAATTCTGGAAAATCAATCCCATCCATAGGATATTGGATAGCGTGATTTCCTGACCCCTGATTATATTTAGTAATAAAATCACATAGTTCTTGCATAACAGCATTATCGCTGCCACAAGCTATATCCATTATATTATCTGATATATATCTACCTAAATCAGATACAGACTCATCCATGTCTATAGTAAACTCGAAATTATTAAAAGGTTTATCTTCTAATATTCTTTCCACTGTTATAGTTTGTCCTATAGTCACTTCATTTTTACATTCATCAGAGTCCTCATTAAGTAACATAACATCCATGTCATCTGTAAGAGGTCCATTATCTACAGACGTATTTTTATATTGCCATCCATATTGCCTTATATTATCATAGCAATTCGATATATATCTATCTATAGATTCTACTGAGGTAGATAAAGCCGACTCTTCAGAAGCCTTCTTCCTAGCATCTTTAAATGGGGCAGGAATAAAAACAAATCCTGGAGTATTGTGTCCAGTGCTACATCTGAAAGATATGGAAAAAGGATATACCTCATCTCTCATATATCCAACATATAAAGCACAGGCGTTTCCGTCTTTATATAAATCACCTGTAGATACAGAGGATTGCCATTGTAAAAAATGTCCCATCAAAGAAACTACTGGCTGCAAATTCCACTCCTTTTCGGCTGTCAATCCATATTGAAGCAATTTATTATCCACAGAGGCTATTCCCCTAGATGTATTATATACAGGTCTTTTATATGCTATATGTTCAAATGTAGTTCTAGTGTTATTTAAATCAGAATAATAATAAATAGTTTTTTCTGTAATAGGATGAATACCTTCTATAAAGTAATCTACTACTGGCTGAGTTTCACCATTGTATCCAACAGTATTTTGAACAACAGCTATTTTGAAATAATTTACTTGTCTATCTAGGTTAGAAACAGTTAATCTTATACCTAAATTAGTTCGTTGTCCCCATATACCGTCCTTTATTGTAATATCATGTTCATCAAATATATGAACTGGATTTGTTAAAGGAGAATAGTTTGTTTCTTCGTTACCGAACTCATCACACAAAGCCACAGCAAACTGGTACACGCCTGCCCGAAGGCTACCCCCATACGCGATCTGTTCTGGCTCTATGCATGGCTGCTCCAACAATGGAAATATCCTTAGTTTCTCACAAGCAAGAATACATCCATTTTCACTGATGAAATTATCTCTATCGTAATCCTTTTCGCATATCTTATACCCATGATAATGATACCATATATCCCCTTCATCGTCTGGCTCCAACGCTTTCTCTACAATGACATAACGAGGCGGATTGTACCCATCAGTCCAATAGATACATTTACCGCATTTTTCTACTTTTATCTCTATGGTTTTTACAGGATGGTATATAGAGAAATTCAGACAAGGATCATCTACCGAGTCTTCTATAAGAGTTTGCATCCCAGAGCATATTTGATAATTGCCAGAAATAGCAGCCTCCATCTGCTCTTCTGTAAGGTTCTCAATATCTTCTATTACCCTAAGATAAGTTATCTTAGATGTCTTATTATCTGGATTCGTTAAAAAGAAATACGTATTACCAGATGTAAGATCATTCTTGTATCCTATAACTTTATATCCCTCAAACTCTATACACTTCATGTTGCTGTGTTCGTTAGAACGCATGTTAACATTACCGTCTTCGCTTTCAATGTTAGCGTTCAAAGCAAATGTATATTGCTGTTCATTAAGTGTACTTGGATGAAGATCTCTGTTCATCCCGGATTGTGGAAACGATAAGTTTTTTTCGTCAGTAGCCATAATCTATATCTTTTACACAAAGATATAGATTATTGACGGTATTTTTACAATACATGTCACAATTGTTTAAATTCAGCAACATCTTCTATTTCGGTTATATCTCCTTGGTAAGCTAGTCTGGAACCGCTGTTATCAAACGCGTTCGAAGAGTCGTGACTCGCATCCGCATAAGCGACCCCGCCGACCGCAAGCGCATAGCCGCTAGACCGCAGAACCACACGAGCTGTGGAACCCGAATTGGTGTAAATGTAGTCACAGTAGCCAGCGGTAGTACTTCCTCCTGCCGTCTTAGGAATGAGGTCGAGGTGTGGACCGATAACCATCTCGGTAGGGTATCCATCCATTTTTATACCTTGAACATCACGGGTAGTTCCATCGTCCTCTGTTATTCGCCATAATCCATTAACCGATTCGGGGTTAACAATAACATTATCCACCCATTCGTATTTATTCCCCCACCAGTTCTCCAAACCCCAGAATTTGATAGAATTACTATTTCCATTTCCTCCTGCTACAGTATCAGACATTCCAAGCGCATTTGTAACTCCCATTTCCTTTGAATAAGAAGATGTTCCAGAACCTATTGTGGCTTGGCAATTTGTATTACCATACATAGCATAATATAAAAACGCCATAATGTTTTGATGTTTCCACTTTACAATCGTAAAACCATTACCGCGGTTTCTGGCGTAAGTTTTAAATTTTGCTTGGGATACACTTCTAGTACTAGAAGAGCCTGACATTACAACACTATATAATTTGCTGTCATTGGCAAACCCCTCATATACGCCAATCAGATCTCCTCCCCACTCCATCCATGTATTATCTTTTTTCACATTAGAGAAGCTTATATCCCATACACTAGATGTTGTATTTTCTGCTTTTGTATAAAATATAGGTAATTTCATCATCACATCAACACCCAAATTATTTAATGCAGCAGATGTACCATCGTGATAATAGTTGCTATTCGAATCATCCAATTGACAGATATACATCATATTATCTTTATATTTACACAAATAAATATGACTATTCCATCTTATCCATTGAATAGCTTCTCCGTTTATATCACCAGTTACTCTTGAATATGGATCACTTATAAGTTGATTCATCGTTATAGTAGATACTATGGATTGTGATGATCCAATCATATACCTTCTTCTCATATCATCCAATTATAATAATACAATCTCTCTTCTCCTTATCATAGTACATTGTACCTATCTTGCTATATAATCCAGTTATATTCTGATAATTGGTTTCTCCATGAGCTGCAACATTGGTAGAGATACTATCTGAATAAACTTCTTCTCCTCCTTCGTTTATGAAATTATATCCTTGTTTAATCATTTCTCCACCAAGATATGCTGTAAATGATACAACCACATTACCGCGACCTCTGGAACCATACCAATTGCCATAGATATCGGCTTTAATCGTTTTCTCATTTTCATTCAATCCAGGAGACGCCAACAAAGGCTTCATTTGAATCATGGCTGCCTCCAATCCAGATTGCATGTTATCACCACCGTATATAAGGTAATCACCTACTCTTTGGCTGGTTGTTGTAAAATTCTTACTCCAACCGACATACTTATTATCCACATCTGAAATGCCGGTGTTGGTAAAACCCGTTGCCGTGTCGAAGTCGGAACCGTCCTGGTCTTCCCATCCATAACGAAGGACAAGGAAGTCGAACTCCGGGATAGTAACCACCTGCTCTCCCGCCTCCTGGGTGATACGAACACTCTTACTGTTACCCCTAGAAGTAACAACCAAATTGGCTGTTCTCTCTTCTGCTACGGGATTAGGACCCGCCGTTAATTTAATTGTAGCTGGACCTACACCACTTGTTTTATCTACTGAAACAATTTCTCCTGCTGATACTTCTATCATAGTTATATTATTTTTTAGGTATATAATTACGATTAATTTCTAAATCCCATGCTTTTAAACATGGGATAAAATTCTTTTTTTGTCACTAATATATCTTTTTAACCATTATCTTTATTTCAAATACAGCAATGTATTGTTATATTTGTGAAACAAAAATAAGAAAATGATTTCATATAAATACAATATATACCGTTCCAATAAAACGAAGTATCTCGACAAGATGCTTCGTGAATGTTGTTTTGTATGGAATCACGCACTTGCTTTACAACGTAGATTCTACAAACTGTTTGGAAAATATACTCCTGTTGGTAAAATGCAAAAACACTTTGCTAAACGTATTAAAAGAAATTTACTTCATTCACAAACAGTTCAAGAAATACTACAGCGGTTAGACTCTTCGTATAACCGATTCTTCAAAAAGCTGGCAAAACGACCTCCTAAATTCAAACGAGCTGAGTGTTTCAATTCCTTTGTTTTTAAACAAGGTGGATACACTTTAAACGGTAATACATTCACCATAAATAAAGGTAAGAAACGGTTTAGGTTTTCGTTTTCAAGATCTTATGAAGGAAAGGTAAAGCAAGTTAGAATAACAAAAGAAACTTGTTCCCGTTATAGCTTGATAATAGTTACTGACCATTGTCTAGTAAAATCTTATAGAAAGACACATGATGGTGCATCTGTAGGATTAGATTTTGGACTTAAAACGTATTTAACAGCCAGTGACGGAAACAACGTTGTTTCTCCTTTGTTTTTCAAGACATTTCAAAATAAGATTAAGAAGCAAAACAAACGTCTTTCAAAAGCTCAAAGAGGATCTAACAACCGAAAGAGAAGATTATTTGAGTTACAACAAACGTATCGTAAGATTAGGGATTTACGTAATGATTTTCAGTGGAAATTAGCTCACGAATTATGTAGACAATATGATTTTATTTTCCTTGAAACGCTTAACATCGAATCCATGAAACGTTTGTGGGGTAAGAAAATAAGTGACTTATCTCATTCGGAATTTATTAATAAACTGATGTACGTAGCAACCAAATATGGAACCACTGTTCATCAGATAGATCGTTGGTATCCTTCATCAAAGACTTGTGAATGTGGGTTTGTTAATAAAAACTTGTCGTTGAAAGACCGCACATGGTGTTGTCCAAAATGCGGGTCTATCAACGACCGTGATTTTTTAGCTTCTAAAAATATACTTCGGAAGGGCATTTCCGAATTGGAGAGTATGAGTAATTCCAACGATGGCAACATCAGGGTGTCATACGTTTGTATCCAAGAATCCCGTTCGCTTTAGCTGTGGGAGTATGTCAAAAATATAGGAATATTACGTGACCCGTTCGATATTTTTATTCCATAATCTTTGGCTACGTCTTGTATATACAAGGTGTTTCCAAACAGCATATACACTTCAATATCATTTAGAGTAAATTTATACAAATATGTACTTCCTGAACTATAATCACCAAGTGAATATTCTATCAAACCATCCGTTCTATAATTTAAATTCAAAGTAGGTGTTTCTCCAAGTCGCGTATATAAAAGTTCGAAATTACTCAATGTTACATAGTCACTTAAATTCCCTATTTGTGTACTTGTTGATATGTATACACTTGAAGACAATCTTAAAAGAGTTTGTGTTGAAGTACTAAGTGTATAGCAATACAGCGGTACTGATCCTTTATTAATGTTGTAACTCATATATCTTCTTCTCATACAATCTTTATCACATTATCAATCATGGGCGTCATTCTCTCATACACACTATATCTTTTCTTGGCTCTTTCAAGAGGTTTATAAAAATCAGCTAAAGTCCAATTCATCATCTTAACCTCTGCCTTTGCATTCTTTAGTTTAACAAGATCTTGTTGGAAATACAGTTTAAATATATCAGCCGCTCCAGCAACTTCACCATTGTACATCCATTCCTCAAATAGTCTCATTTTTACATAATTCTCCACATAATCTGCCAACAATCCCTGCGGTGTATCTGGAATAAATATCTCCCCTTTGCCGTCAAAAGGAAGAGCTTTATATTTCATATACACAGGTCCATCGAAATTAGCAAATAAACTACCGTTTACTATATTTATTTCAAACGGACTGTCTTTACTAAACATATTTCTTTGTTTGGTAAGACACATGTCTTTCATCATAGGTTTAGCTAATTTCAAAGGAACTGGCTTCCTATAATGGCATCTTACTTCATGAACATTCTTTGGTGTATTGATATAGAATTTTTCTATGATCGTCTTCTCGCATTCGTCTTTACAACATTCTTCGCAAGAACACCATCTGTAACTTCTTTCTGTGCGCTCCTTCCAAGCAAAAGTGTTCTGTAATTCTGGAATGACTTCTTTCCCGTCTGGTATCTCGTAGCCAGCAAAGTCGCACCGGTAGGCCAGAATGAGATCGTAGTAGTCCCCTGGTATGACCGCCTGTTTACGCTTCACATCAAGCACCACATCCTTGGGGACAGTTATGTCGCCCCCAAACTTTTTTAAAGCTATCTCTATCCATCTATATATAGATGCATCATCTATTATATCTCTTTTATCATAAGTTCTAAGAGACGCTTTCAATTCTATTAAAAATTCTTCTACCTGCACTTTAATTCCTCCTCTTTAAACACTTTTGGAATCCTAGGCACTTTCCCTAAATGCCTTTTAGCACATACCTCCCTATAAAGGAATTTATATTTCTTGTTTCTGCTTTTTCTCTTGGTTAAAGTACTTAAATCAATATGATAATACTGGCTCTTAGGAGAAAAATCTAAAACAACATGTCTATATCTGTAACCATTTGTATGAATATTCATAACCTCTCCAATCAAATGATTGATACCAAAATTCCTTTTAGGATTTATGATATGACAAAGATAACCAAAGTTATCAATATATACCCCTCCTTCGTTTTGTATATAATGTTCTAACACAGTCTCCCATATAATATTCTGTAGCTTCTTTACTTTATCCCTATCAGATATTATACGCTTCTTACCGACCTGTTTCCTTTTCATCATTCTTTTGTAGAATGATACAAAATAATTATTGCATATACTAGTTCTTTTCATATCTATTCGTCAAATACTAACCTTATATAATTATTACCAGTACAAGAGCTAGATGTTCTTAATTGTTCTGTAACCTGTAATCCAAACTCTCTGTATAATACATCAAACCGAGGATTATATGATGTCATTATAACTATATTGATAATAAAACTAACGTTTTTATAGCTAAATTTATAAATATAGAAACCATTAGCTGAAGGTTTTACATCCGTAGCTAAAACAACAGATTGCCCAGCAACAGTTGGAACCAAATTGAAATCAACATCTCTACTTGAATATATCAATTCAAAATTATCCACTGTAACTGGATCGTCAGCTAGAATAGTAGCTCCTCCTGTACCATCAGGTTTAGACACCAACATAAATATATCCCCATTGGTTGCTGTATCCAAACGCAACATAAATGATTTAAGAATACAATCATTTGTCAATCCATATTGTGACATATATCTTCTCCTCATATATATATATTTTTTTTCAAATATACGAAAAAAATATACAACCTCACTTCTTCATCTCGTAGTGGAACAATAGTGTTAACTCAATCTAGTACGGGTAAGACAATTAGTATTAGTGTAGAACAAGAAGCGTGCGCAAGCAAAAGCACATATTTATCTTTCAGGTTCGAAGTGTATCCAGTAGGTTCTGGTAGAAACAACACAATGATTAAAGGCTCTATTAGTGCTACACATATAAGCACGGGCAAGGTGTATAAAATAGACTTTGAAAATATGGCCCATGATCACACCGTTACACAATTGCTGGAAAAAGGTGGAACGTATAGGCTAGAATTTAATGGAACTTTATACACTAAATGTTCTTCTACAGATCCATATATAGCTGCTATAGAGAATTATATAGAAAGCATAGGACAAACAACCATGTCGGTTGAAATACCTGAAGGGGAAACGAGGGAATATAGAGTTATCGTAGAAAGTCCTTGCGATTAATAAAAAAAGAGTAGGATTAATTTCCTACTCTTTTTTTTGAAACGCTATTGTACTGTTTGACTTTTCTGATTTGAATCCATAGTTGCAAATTTCATAGTAAATCATAGAAAATTCATAATTTACTACTTCATTCTAAACGCTTCATCACACCTCGTAACCTCGGTGCTCTGCATCCGATTATAGAGGATATCAACTCCTATCCTCTCTATGTTTATTGAGGCATTCAAATCCCTGTCGATTTCAACACCGCAATTTTCACACTTGAAAACCCTATCCGATAAAGTTAAATCATCTTTCTTCCATCCACATTTAGAACATGTCTTTGATGATGGATAAAACCTGTCTATTACAACAAACTCTTTTCCATACCACTTGCATTTATATTCTAATATGGATCGAAATTGATGAAAACTTGTATCGGATATCGCTTTAGCTAATTTGTGATTTGACAACATCCCGGAAACATTCAAATCCTCTATGCAAATAACATCATAGTTATTCACCAAGGATGTAGTAACACAATGCAGAAAGTTATTTCTCTTATTAGCTATTTCGTTGTGTAATCTAGCTATTCTTAGTTTATTCTTCCTATATCTATTACTTCCTTTGCTTTTACGGCTTAAATGTTTCTGGATTTTAGATACTTCAGATTGTTTCTCTCTGAAAAACTTGATATTGTCAATCACAATCCCATCAGACAGGGTGGCAAAATGTTTTAAACCTAAATCTATTCCGACTGTTTTGCCAGTTTTTCCCTTGTGATGTATAACCGTATCTACAAGTATAGAAACGAAGTACTTACCACAACAATTCCTAGATATTGTACATGACAACATTTTGGAATCACTAGGAATAGACCTATCTATAGATATCTTTATCCAACCTATCTTTTCTAATCTTATTTTATCATTTACTAATGAGAATTTCTGATTAGGTAATCTATAAGACTGGTTTCCTGATTTCTTTTTAAAAACTGGTCTATTTGTTTTCCTTTTCCTTGTTTTAGAAAAGAACTGCCTAGTAGTCTCCTCAAAATCCCTTATCTTCTGTTGTATAGCAGCAGCTGATACCTCATTCAACCAAGGCTTATCAATTACCAAATCAGATTTAGTAATGATTTTAGGATTAGGATTACTGTCTTTATCATAAGAGTTAAATGATTCCACGTTAGCATTCCAAACAACACGAATACACCCAAATGTCTTAGAAAGCAACTCTTCCTGAGACTTGTTTGGATATATTCTGTATTTGAAAGCTTTATGCATCATTATCTAACTTTTTGATAAGTTTTTTCTGTGCTTCTTTTACTTTATAATGACAACATAGCAAGTTTTCTATATATTGCAAATATTTTACTATGTAAATTAAGTATTTTTATCCATATTAGGATTCTCATCTGTTGGAATCTGTATTTTCATACTAGCTTCTCTAATGGTTTCTGACACTATATTCTCTATTAATTTAACAGGATATATAAAATCATATTCCCATTCTGATTTACAATCATCAGTAGGCTTACACATAGAAATTTTCAAAGCCTCTCGCCTCTTCATTGTAAAGAAAGCTACGTTTACTATTTCTATTCGCTCATCTGGTATATATAAATATCCATCATGAACATAATAAAACTTTCTTGCTTTATTCGCGTATTTTCTTTTTTGTTGAGTTCTATAAGCTCTTATATTAGAATAACGATAAAACCTAGTATTATCTACATTTGACACAGAAACAACAAGAGGACCAAATGTTGAATATATTATACCTGGCAATCTTTCTTCTGATCTCATTAAAACACCACATAGCTCAAATTCAGCATCACAGCAATCAATTTTATTTACTTCTATCATCTTAACGCAAGATACGTAAGTGACAAGATTAGCATCTTCTAATAAATGACCATCATCCCATTTTTGAGCTACATAAGATTCAGCTTTCGTCCTACCTATATTAAGAATCCATCTTCTACTTATATGAGAATCTTTATTAAGAGAATTAAGATCATTTACAACCCTTGATACAAATTCACCATTAGTTATCATGCCCAGCCTCCTTTCGCAGATAACACCCTACGGCGAATCTCTTTATCACTCAATTTAGATATATGTTCTAAATCATTATCTAAAGCGCTTCTACTATATAATGGTTTAGGATATCCTCTTATTTTTTCAGGAGGGGCAATAAGTCCAGCTTTTCTATAATCATAAAACTTACTGTTCCCTAATCCAGTATATTTAATAGCTTCTTCACCAGTAAAGAACTTAGCAGGTGAAGATAATTTCATCCATGTTTCTAAGTCATCAGCGGTCAAATGATCACATTCTCCATTTAAAAACATTTCTTTAATTTTATCGCATACGACAGCCGCCCCTTCACGAAGCCCCTCCGTCAGAATCTTTTCGCTCATCTCTAATGCAACCTAATTTAAATCTTAATATAACTGAAGAAATTATGAAAATCAAACTTATTGCTAAGATGATTCCAATAACCAAATCATATTCCATAGGTATACTAAAATTCACGATCACCCATTCAAGTATTATATTGAATAGCATACTGTAAATAAGTAGCCTATGCCATATACGAAACTTAAACATTCTTGAAAATGAAAGAAGCAATAAGTCAAACGCTACTGAATGACCTAAGAAAGGATATAACCAATTAGTTAAACTAACGGGATAATAATAATCAAAAATGTTCAAAAGTATTATTACCTGCATAGCTACAGGCATATACTCAACAAAATAAAAACAGAATTTGTACTCTCTACTGCTAATACTCTTTTTCATAGGATTTATTATAAAATTAAGTTATACATTGTGGGGACAACTAACGCCATCCCCACTTGATTTAAAATCACTTTTTTGAACTGGTCTTCTTTTTACGCACTTTAAAACCAACTCCTCCGCCTTGACGCTTTTCAGCACTTTTACGAACTTTCATACCTATTCCGCCTCCCTGACGTTTTTCTTCTGCTTTGCGTATCTTTTTACCAATACCACCACCCTGTCGGGTTTCTTTTTTGCTACAAGCCATGATCTGTGTATTTTTAAATTAAATAAACAATATTGCACTTGCAATATTAGTAATTTTTATTGAGATACCAACTATTGAATGGATTTAATTTATATTAAAACACAAATCAGATTGTTTATGCGACACCTGCGTAGAAGCTGGTACTGTTAGCGGAAGTGGATCAACAACAGCTAATGCACAAACTGATGCTAATAACAAAGCTCAAACTCAGGCTAATAACATGACTTGCAAGACGGATTGCTACACATTAGAGTTTATTAACGGATCTAATCAAGCTGTTGGAACATTTGCATGTTACACAAATAAATCTGATATTTTAGGTATAAAAAGTCTGGATAGCCAGGGAAATACTGTTGATATATCTAAATCAGGTGATCCTGAATGGCTTAGATTTACTATAGTTTCTGTTGGTAGTGGCATCGTTTTGCCTGGAGGTTATGAAGGTTCTACACACTTAGCTACAGCTACTGTTACAGACAACGGAAGTGGATCTCATAGAGATGCTAGTGTGACTATAACACAAGGTGTATCAGGCAAGACAATCACTTATGCAGTAGGTCAAAATCCAGGTATAAGAATCACAGGTACTGTCAAAGTTTTAAGTCAGCCCGATGTAAATCATTTTGTATATCTTTATGATTTATATACACCAGTAGCAATGAATCGTGATATATATTTTGGTATTTCATATATAAGTGGCGGGTATTGTCAGGTATCTGCTTATGTCAAATTACCTTATGGTGAAACATCTATAAATGGAACTATAACAGGATGGAGAGAAGCAAACATGGAGTTTGGTAGAATGTTTTTCTATACTTCTACAGAAGTACCAAAAGACGGAGATTGCGGATACGATCAAACTGAGGTTTGTTGGGATGTAAGTGGGGTTACCAAAGCATAATTAATAGGTTTATTAAATAAAAAGAGTAGGATTAATTTCCTACTCTTTTTTTTGTTTATAAATACTATATGAAATTTATCATAAAATTTTAAGTTTAACTAGTACAATCAGCGACAACGTTTACAGCCACATTGGTATCCTTACCTCCTGTTACTGTAACTTTCTTTGAGCTTAACATAACAGACAAAACCGACATACAGTCACCCACGCCTCCCGGAAGTGATGATGTGCATCTCACGCATGTTGTACTAACAGACACTGTGTATTCTCCGGCTGGAGCAGATACTCTGTTTAATTTTCCATTTTCACCATCCTTAAATAATACCCTATAAGTATTTGAGGTTTCTGTATTGTAAAAAGACACTGTGCCAGAATACCATGATTTTTCAGGAGTTAGTCGCAATATAGCACTTACGGTCCCTTCTTTTTCCTCACACGCTTCTTGTTCTACACTAATACTAATTGTCTTACCCGAACCTTCTTGAGTTAATGTTATTATTCCACTACGAGATGAAGAAGTGAGGTTGGATTGCATACTCCAAGTAATACCATGTGTTATCTCTGATGTTAATTGATTTCTTATAACAGAGATATTGGTAATCCAGCTAACATTGGAAGTGCCTGTTGCACCAACAGCTTCACCATTTGCATTAGAATCCAAATAAGCTAACCCTGAAGTAGCATTACAAGATACACTTTGACTATCTGTACCTTGTCTCATTACAAACGTATAGCAACTCATATCACAGCTCATGTTATTAGCCTGAGTTTGAGCTTTGTTATTAGCATCAGTTTGTGCATTAGCTGTTGTTGATCCACTTCCGCTAACAGTACCAGCTTCTACGCAGGTGTCGCATAAACAATCTGATTTACATTTACGCTCAGTATTGGTGGCTGTACAAGCGGTACCTCCACTTACCCAACGCTTATTGCTGCTATTACAAGAATCGTATTGTTCTTTTTGTGAAGTACCATTTTGACAGCGAGTATTTCCAGTATCAATCCAAGAAGTTGTACAGGAAGAATATCCGCATTGTCCATCTACCTGAACTCTTCTAGATTCTCTTGTAGAACCACTACAACTATTTCTTTCGTAATAGATAGAATAAGTTCCTGAGCAATCGCCTCCCCAAGGCTGTTCTGACCAAGAGCCGCAATCCGAAGAATTTGAAGTCCTATTAGTTTCTGATCCACCACATGAGTTAGATCTTGTTCTAACATAAGTACATCCATCACAGCTATAAGACCATGACCCCCAAGATCCATTAGTAGAACAGTCTCTTCCGCCTCCAGATACCCATTTAGTAGTATTATAAGAAGAAGAACAAGAGTTTGTATCCCTCTGTTGTTTTTCAGAAGAACATCCATTACATTGAGTAGAACCTGTATCGGTCCACGTTGCAGTTCTGTCGTCCTCAACACAATCCCCGTTCTTATTAGCAACCGCCTGTCCTTGTGCATTCACAGCCGCCAAAGCCTTAGCATCTGCATCGGCCTGTGATACAGTTGAAGTGAACGGACCTCCTACCAGATCTTGATTTACTAATACAGTACTACCAGTATAACATGTAGAACAGTTATTGCGTTGGAAAGATTTGCTTGCCTTACCAGTCCATGTACAAGTTCCCTGGGAATTTGCAATACTTTGACCTTGTGCTTCTACAGCAGCTTTAGCCTTATTATTAGCATCTTCCTGAGAGATTGTTGAAATAAACGGACCGCCTGTAACCATAGTTTCATCTACAGTTATTGTGCTACCAACACCTGTTCCATCACAGACTTTAGTAAATTGTTTATGGTATTCACCTGTCCATGTACAAGTCAAACCGCCTCCTTCTATCCATCTTGTGCCTTCGCCACCGTAACAAGAATTGGTGTTAATCTGTTTCTTTTGAGAAACACCGTTTTGACAGCGAGTTTCCAGAGGATCAGAATCAACCCAAACTGGATCGGTGCTGTCGGCTTCACAACTTCCGTTCTTGTTAGCGTAAGCCTGACCATTAGCTTCTACAGCTTCTCTTGCTTGTCTATCAGCGTCAGCCTGGGATATCATAGAATAGAATGGACCACCTACATTGTCTTGCGTTACTGTCATAGGAACACCATGTTGACAAGTACCACAATTGTCTTTAGCGAATTGTTTACTATATGTACCAACAAACTTACAAACACCCTGTGCATTAGCAACAGCCTGACCTTGCGCTTTAACAGCGGCTTTAGCTAAGTTATTAGCATCTTCCTGAGAGATAAATGAAATAAACGGATGTCCTTCCACCATTGTTTCATTTACTTCTACTTCTGATCCTGAATCAGCTATAGCACAATCATTACGCTGGAATACCTCTGAATAAGTTCCTTGCCATTGACAAGTCTTATTACCTCCATCTACCCAACGTTCAGAATTATATGTATCAGAGCATTCATTTGTATTTATCTGCTTCTTCTGAGATTTACCTTCAGAACATCTCAATTCTTCAGGGGTAGCATCAGTCCATACAGGATCTTTACTGTCAGGATTACATACACCATTTTTATTAGCATATGATTGACCTCCTGCTTCCACGGCAGCTTGTGCCTTAGCGTCCGCGTCAGTCTGTGATATCGTTGAAGTGAATGGACCGCCCACCTCGTTCTGTGTTACTGTCATCGGCACACCTGTATGACAAGATTCACATTGAGGAGTAAACTGCGCGCTGTATTTACCAGTATAAACTATAATATCATCACAACTGCCCGCTGCATTAGCTATAGCTTGTCCTTGTGCTTGAACAGCAGCCAAAGCCTTAGCATTTGCATCAGCTTGTGATACTGTTGAAGTAAACGGACCTCCTGTTACATCATCCTGATCTACAGTTATAGCACTTCCTGTCTGTCCTTCTTCGCAATCATTTTTTCTAAATTCTTGACTTGCTACACCAGTCCAAGTACAAACGCCTTTGTTGTTGGCTACTTCCTGTCCCTGAGCTTCTACTGCTGCTAATGCCAATGCATTTGCTTCTTCTTGTGAATCATAAGAAGTGAACGGACCACCTGTTACATCATCCTGAGTAACTGTGACACTGCTACCAACAGCACCTTCCGCGCAATTGTTTTTAGTAAACGATTTACTTGCTACACCGGTATAAACTGGCTTAGCTGTACATGTTCCCTTGGCGTTAGCTACATCCTGCCCTTGGGCTTCTACCGCAGCCATAGCTTTTGCATCCGCATCAGCCTGAGATTCGGTTGAAGTAAACGGACCACCTGTTACATCGTTTTGGGTAACTACTACAGTAGAACCGTAATAACCTTCTTCGCAATCATTTTTAGTAAACTCTTTGCTTGCCCGACCTGTATAGAAATTAGGATCTTCAATACAGGTAGCATTTAAGTTAGCCTGTGCTTGTCCATTCTTTTCTATATCATCCAAAGCTTGTTGGTCTGCATCTTCCTGTGATATTTCAGAACTATACTTACCAGCTTCTACAACATATTCGTAATCGGTTCCTATATAACCTAATTCACAATCATTCTTTGTAAATACCTTAGATTGTCTTGCGCTATACCATAATGTTGTTGCACAGAAACCATGTTCATTAGCGTAAAGTGGTCCATTTGTTTCTAGATCTTCCAACGCCTTGTTATCAGCATCTTGTTGAGATATAGCTGAAGAATATGTTTTTGCTGGAACAACATATTCTACATTAGAACCTACTTCTGTTACCAAACAATCTGTTTTTGGGAACAACTTTTTCTTTTCAGTATTATACCATTTTACTGTAGTACAAGTACCATGTGAATTGGCATATGCTTGGCCTTTGGTATTAAGTTCATTAGCTGCCTTATTGTCAGCATCCATTTGAGAAATGGTAGATGAGAAAGTGCCAGCTTCTATAACCATCGTTTCTTGACTTCCTACCTGGGTGTCTGGATCACAATCGTTTCTAGTAAACGTCTTTTCCTGTCTTGTGTTATACCACAAAACAGTTTTACAAACAGCATTGTCATTAACCCATGTCTGACCATATTTTTCTATATCTTCCAGGGCTTTGTTGTTAGCATCTTCCTGGCTTATAGTGGAGGTATATCTACCTGCTGGAACTACATATTCCAAGGTTTCTCCTCTTTCTGTAGGAGACTTACAACCCTCCTTGGTGAACTCTTTAGATTGTCTTTCGTTTTTATAAACCAAGACTTCTCTTTTCTTCTGAACCAAAACATATTCTTCAACTACATCACCATTAGGATCTTTAACTCTAATCTTTACAGATCTGTTATATCCAGTTTCGTTTCTGTCAAAAAATATATTCAAAGTGGTATTACGTTCACCCTGTGTTTTACTTAATTTAGCCCAACAATCATTTATCATTCTTGAATCCTCCATGCTAAATTTTCAGGTTTAGTAGTAATATTGAATGTCTGAGGAGTACCAGTGTTGCTGAGATTAACATCATATTTATCCAATATAATATCTACAGTTTTCTCTTCATTACATTCAATTATCTCTATATCGTATTTATCCAAGTTACTTGATATCTTTAAGGTACTCAAAGTATCATCACCAGATATTTCTTCAAATTCTTTATCTAACTTGATATAAGGAACAACCTTACCTGGCTGGGTAATAGATATGAGTTTACCATTAATAGTAATATTCTCATTAATCTCATCTCCCCCTTCATTACTAGGCAAAGAAACAATCAAAGATACTTGGAATACACCTTCAAGACCAGGATCTCCAGGGAAACCATAATCTAATTTAATATCATTAACCTGGATATTTAATCCACTGGCTGTAGTAAATGCTTTAATAACAGATTTTACTTTGTAATCGCTAGTTATTAAAGCATTTAAAGAAGCAGCGTTAGTTGTAATCATAATCTGCTTATCACCACCACCTATAGGAAAATCTAACCTGCTCTCAGATATTTCAAGAACAGGTTCACCCAATTGTCTGATAGTGACAGCCTTCATTTTCTTATCAGAACGAACAACGCGAATGGTCATTCGATCTTCGCGCCCAGTCCATGATTTTGTAGAAAACTTCACAACGCCTCTTCCTTCGCCCTCGGTGATATCGGAACTCAACCAATCGCCAGAATCCATTTTATACATTTTCTTACTCATAGATCCTCCTTATTTTTAAAGCGTTAATTCCCACTCAGATCCGTCAGCTACTATAATTTGAACTTCTGACTCACCACCTTCTTTCGTGAATGTTATATCTGTAGGTATAACATCAAATATTTCTACTGGTGCTGTACAACCTAAACTACAAATTAAATCTTTAAACCATTCTTCTTTAGTAAATAATTTAAATAACTTCTTGAAGAAGCTTTCTATACAGTCTGAATCCACTGAATTATTTAGAGCATCACAAATAGCCTGTTGAAACCAATTTTCCGTTACTGAACTTTCTATAATTTCTTTAACAAACTCAGTGAAAGATTCTTTATCTATTTTGTCTATTGTGACAGAACCATTAACAAGATTACTACCACAAATAAAACCTTTACATTGCTTATCTATCGCCATATTCTATCCTCCTTAGCATCTAAATCCGTAACTAGAATCTGATTTAACTCTATAAATAACCTGCACAGATGCAAACTCGTTGGCGTTAAGGCAATAGTCTTTACAGAATAAGATATTCCTGCCATTTACCTTATAAGCATCTGGGGGAAGAACACCTCCACAATGAGATACCTGAAGCACCTCCGCGGGCGTATCCTGTAACCGAACACTGGATATCCCCTCGAAATGCTCTACCGTAATAGAACCACTAATATTAATGCTTCTTTGCACATACTTAGCCAAATTCTCTAACACTGTATTAAGTGGCGCTCCATGTTGCAATCCGGCCTCTGGCATATCCACCCCATCATAATAAATATTAGATGAAGGGATGTCACACTGAGGTACTCTACAACACGAATCATGCTCGCCATAACAGTTTCTGTTATTTCTAATAGCCATCTTCTAATCTTTTTACCTTTCTATTTAACTTACCAATAATCTTCTCTTGTTCTTCCGACCTACATATTAATTTATTCAATAGCTCAGAGAGAGGACTCATAGGGTCTAGCCCTAGCTTGTCATATTCCACCTTATCTGAAACATAGACACAATCAGTGCTATGATATCCCCCAGGGCAAGGAACTGGGGTTTCGTCTACTTTGGGCTTAAATATATCACACTTGCTGAGACCCTTCCCATTCATCACATCCTTCGCCATGTCTATCTTTATTTTCTAATTCTTCAACTTTTGCTTCCAATTCATTTATTCTGTTACAGTATTCTTCAAACTTTCTATCAATAAGGTCAAACACTCTTTCAATGTTACAAACAACTTGATCGAAAGTCATCCCAGGAGATATCTGGCTGATGAATGTCTTGCACCCATTGTAATGAACACAACCGCCCCCTATGTGCCCCACAGGACAATCACACTGTTTTGGAGATATATCGCACTGATCGGTGCAATCATTACAATCATCTCCGCATATACTGATATTACTTCTCAATATATCCGGACGATCATCTTTACAAGTATTACAGTTACCCATTTGCATACTGCGCTTTTAATACATTAAACGTACCGCCATCTGATAAAAGAAAAGATTCATAATCATCTCCGTTCTTAACAGAAAACACCTCTCTTTTACCCAATTGGTTTACAACAACATTCCTAGATACCGCTCCATTATTTGTTGCAACTTTATATGTAGCAGAAGTATCTATACCTTCATTTAAAGAAGATGAAACACTAACTGCTTTATTACCGTTTCCCGAACTGGGATCAAAAACTATATCCATACTTTAAAATTCATATTCTGAACACAAATCTGATTCTGATTCGGGTTCGCATTTAGTATTTAAATTAACCCATTCTTGACCTTCTATCTGTAATTGCTCTTTAGCCTTATTATTAGCATCTTCTACGCTAATAAAAGAAGATACAGTACCAGCCAATATCCTTCTATATTTCTCTGGACCCTTCCATCCTGGCTTACAACGTTTGGAAAACCATCCATGTTGTTCCTCGTTGTAGTATATTGTCATACACATTCCAGAAGAATCCGCCGCAGCCTGCCCCTTGCAATCAAGGTATCTTCTAGCCTCACGGTTGGCATCCTCTACGCTCTCCGTGGACCAGAAAGCCCCGGCTTCAACAACGAAGTGAGTGGGTGTCTCCTGAGCCTGACCTTCTGGACATTTCTTACTATAAAAATCACCTTCCTGTTTTTTAGAGTAAAAAACATTACAGCACCCACCTACTCTATTAGCAAAAATAGGACCCTCTACTTCTGCATATTCTCTAGCTTTATTGTCCGCGTCTTGCTGGCTAATAGTAGAACAGAATTGAGCTTCTGGCACAATGAATAATTCAGTTGTACCAAGATCCTCTTTACAATCAGATTTCTTGAATGCCTTTTGATAGGTGACATTATAGTACATTTCCTTCATGACAACATCTTATTCAAACGTTCTTTTAACTTAACCACTTCTTCAGGACATAAGCCACACTCTTCTTCACAGACTATTCTCCTTATCCGGTCTACTTTCAATACAAAATCTATATCAGGAGTTTTTCCTATTTTGTATCTATCGTATTGAATATACTGTTTCGCTTTACAAGATATGAAATTGTCAGCACATTCACACAGATAATCATCTGGAAATAAAATCTGTTGTGTACTTCCTATTCCAGACATCACTTAACAGCATTAAAATATTTGGCGTACTCTCCGTTAATATATTCAGAATACTCCTTTAATTCATCAGGATCAGGACACTTGTTATTAAGATCTCTAATCCAACCGCGAATTATTTTTTGAGTCTCAGCATAACGATATCCTATTTGAGAGAACTTAAATTTACTATGAAGAGCTATTACTTTTCTATCCAAAGTAGCTAACTCATCATATTTCTTAATACATACAGCACTACTTTGTGCTTTAGGAGTAGTCAAATTAACAGCTACTGCTCTACTTTTTGGAGTTGAGGATATTGCTCCTCCACCGCATCCACATGCACTCATATTCTAATATATTTTAATTGTTATACTTTGCACCCACAATCTTCACAGTTATTGATAATATACATCAGCTTCTCGGCTTTCTTAAACAACTCTTCCGCTTCCTGTATATTACCAAGTCTTGTATTTGATTCTGCGGCGGCCAAAACGAACTCCACCTCTTTTATCTTTTCCATAAGGTCATCGTCCTCATGGTCGCACAGAATGCCAGCCCTAGCCCATACCTTATCTAAGTTCAAGCGCATAATATCTGTTTTCAAATATTTGCGTTCAAAATGATAAGTAGATGGACTACCTACTATCTGTATGTCGTATATTCCATCAGGTACATTTATAAACTTATGATCTGGATCATCACAATTTATACCTAATGTCATACTATTAAACATATTTATTTGATTCTTGCCAAGATAATGCGTAACTGGCTCATCTCTTCCTGGAGCCTTTATGTTGATAATAGCTGGTCTATCTGCTAATATTCCCCATTCCGATTGATCGTCTATTCTTAGATTCTTGGGATTATTAGTATTTATAACTTCAAATTCTAGTTTGATGTTATTCATATCTTCTGCCCAAGGTATTCTAGTTATACTATCATCATATCTTGCAGTTATATTACCATCTATTTCTGTACTATGTACATGAACATCAACACCATTTATCCTTACATCTACTATTTGAGCTATAAGAGATTTAGACATGCCAAAGAAATAAACTAATATTTCTCCATTGTATTCAACTTCTGGCTCTGGATATTTTATGACTTTAGTCATGTAGGTTCCATCATTGCGCCTAGCAACAATACGAATAACCATTTGGTCCTCCACATTGTAGTCTGTCATAACAATACGAGCCAAAAACATTTGATGTCTAATTTGAGGCAAAACGTCTATGTAATTCATTTGTCGTATATTTTTCACAAATATACTGTTTTTAGGAATAAAAATCAGAAAATCTGTATATAATAAAAATGGGGCAAAGCCATTATACACTTTACCCCATAAACGCCTAAACAATCTATACCTTACGATTAATTTCTAAAGCCCATGCTTTTAAACATGGGATAAAATTCTTTTTTGTCACTAATATATCTTTTTAACCATTATCTTTATCTCAAATACAGTAATGTATTGTTATATTTGTGAAACAAAAATAACAAAATGATTTCATATAAATATAACATATACCATTCAAATAAAACGAAGTATCTCGACAAGATGCTTCGCGAATGTTGTTTTGTATGGAATCACGCCCTTGCTTTACAACGTAGGTATTACAAACTGTTTGGAAAATATATTTCTGTTGGTAAAATGAAGTCACATTTCTCTAAACGAATCAAGAGAAATTTACTTCATTCGCAAACCACACAAGAAATTATTGAACGGCTTGATGCATCCTACAAAAGATTCTTCAAAAAGCTGGCAAAACGACC